GTGGCGCTGTCAGATTCATGGCTAAAGGCCAATTCAGGGAAGGAAAGAGATAAGCGTGAAGAGTTTAGCGACCGCGATGGTTTGAGTGTGCGGATTACAACCAAAGGCAAAATTACATTCCAGTTGCGTTACCGTTATATTGGGAAGCCAGCTCGAATTGATATTGGTTCATATCCCCACACAACATTGAAGGAAGCTCGAAGCGCTGCGCTGCAGTATCGCTCTGAAATAGAGAAAGGCAACGACCCACGATTGGTTAAGAAGCTAGCCACAATAAAAAAGCAGAATTACCAAAGCTTCAAAAAGCTATTCGATCAATTCTTTAAGTCTTACTGCGTTAAGAACAAGAAAAACTCACATGAGATTTATAGGACGTTCGAGATATATGTTTTTCCGAAGGTAGGCGATTTACCAGCGGATGATATTCACGTACAGAAGTGGCTGGAAATTCTGGAAGGGATCATAGAGCTTGGCAAACAGTCTATTGCTGACCGTGTGCTTATCAATGCGCGTCAGGCGTATAAGTGGGGCATTAAGCGACAGATTAATGAGAAAAGCCCATTGGCAGATATTAGCGCAAAGAATGATTTGCGAATCGAAAAAAGGACAGGTGAGCGCACGCTTTGCGACGAAGAGATAGGGCATTTATGGGATGCTATCGATAATTCGCGTATGGCGTATAAAAATAAGCTCTTTGTGAAGCTGTGCCTATTCTATGCAAATCGTGTTGGTGAACTGCTGCTTAGCGAGAAAGAGCATTTTGATTTTAAAGAGAATGTTTGGACGATTCCGCCTGAGAACCACAAGATGGGGAGTAAAACGAAGAAGCCGCTTAAGCGACCGATCATAGATGAGGTCAAGCCAATGCTTGAGGAAGCATTCGCGTTGAGCAGTGACAGTAAGTATGTTTTTACAAAGGTGAACTCGAACGAGGCGATGACTAATAGCAGTGTAGAAGCGTTGCCTTACAACATCATGCAGTGGCTACGAAAAAACAAAGGCTACGAAATGCAGCATTGGTCTATGCATGATCTGAGGCGTACAGCTAGGACCAACTTTTCTAATTTGGCCCCGCCGCACATTGCCGAGATTATTCTTGGACACAAGTTGCCAGGTGTGTGGAGTACATACGACAAGTATGACTATATTGAAGAGCAAGCGGATTGCTATAAGAAGTGGTGGGATAGATTGATGGGCATAGTTAGTCAATAACTATGCCTCCATCACAAAATCATCATCATTTTGCTTAGATGCTGACAGAAGCCTTTGTTCGAACGCTAAAACAGTCTCTATCTTCCAAAGGTTTTCAGCGCCGTTTTGTACGATATCTGGCTTTGGAAAAGGGTTGTCTTCCCGATTCATCCAACGCCATAGTGTTTTTGACGATTTTACATCAAAGCGTTTGAGCACACTTCTTGTACCCCAATAACCTTTTGATACCATAAGTCCCCCTTAATCATTTTTTATTGCTCGCACTAGCCTCGTTCGCCAATTGAATTAGCATCTCCATTGACTGCGTTAGAAGCTCTTTCTTGTGTTCTGGATCGCGCACCGGCACGGCTACAAAGTCGATGCCTGCTTTCATAAGCGACTCAACATTTTTAAGGTTGGCGCGCATGGTGACTGGTGAGCATTTAGTTAGCATGATTGATAGCCTCTAGTCGGTAGCCTTTGCCTTTGCAACCGCCACATGGATTATCAGATCCAATATACGGTGTTTTATAAACACCAGAACCTAGGCAGTAACGACACGACACCCGCTCGAACTTCGCAGGTTTGGTGCGTATAGTTTTGAACACTGACCATCCGCCATGAACGACGTCAGGCTCCATCCGCCATACTGGTTTCTGTTTCATGCCTCCCCCTAAGCCGCAACAGAGCGGCGAATTGTTTGACTGGTGTTTGATTACTGATCGAACATCGGCAGCTTAAAGGCCTGTTCGCGTAGTTTTTCTGCTTCACGTTGGTCATAACCCCAAATATTGCCACCATCCTGATAAAACCCCGGATTAGCAATCAGCCGTTTATCAATTGGTGTGCCTTCTAGAATGTAGCGCTTTAGGTGTGAGATGAGGCTTTGCATCGTTCCGCCTTCGCTAAAGCCGCTCCAACGAACATGCTCACGGTTGGTGTAAACGCGTCGGCGTGTGTAGGCATCCACATAGAACACCTTGCCGCCTTTTCCAAGCTCAATGTGGGCAATCGTTCCCTCATGGCTTAAGAATTCTCGACCATATATAGCGATCAGCTTTATTAGCTCGTTGGCATGATCTACTCGCTCGCTTGGGATCGGCTCGTCCAATTCATAGAACGAATTGCAGCCACACTTTGGGCACACGCAAGCAGATGAAATGCCATCATCGTTACGAATTTTTGATGTCTCGGAATATACGCCAGTCCATCGACAGCCTGCTTTGCTGCACTCGATACGCTCTTGCTTCATGGTCATTGGATGATTCCTTCCTTTGGCGCCTGCGGCACCACAATGTGAGCCACACGCTTGATTAGTAATTCAGGGATGATTGAGCTGTTGATGAAGTGGGGTGGGTGGTACTTCACTAGCTCAACGTGGTCGTTGTCGTGGCAAATCCAGACTAAGCACTCGCGTTTGTTTACGTGCTTGAACTCATTGGGAGTTAGCCAGATTTCTCTTTGTTCATGTCGCCTCATAGTATTAAGTGAACCTTTAGGCATAATTCCTTTGCGTTGTTGTAAGCTTCAATCCATGCATCCCGCTCTTCTGTAGTCTTGAATTTCCTATATGATATGCCTCGCCCTTTTAGTGGCTTGGCAGAAATGTCAAGATCGCCGCTAGAACGCCAGTCACGCAAACCTAAAATGCACCACTCATTGATACCTTTGAAAACCGCTACTTGAGACGGATAGCCACTGCCTAAGTCTCGAATGTGGTAGCCTTCACGGTTTACATTGACCGCTTGAAGCATGTCGCCAATTGAAGCTGGTTTAAGCTGCTTCACTATCGACTTGTTTAGCTTTTTCTTAGTTGTGATTACCTCAATTTCTATACTCATTTTTGCCCCCGATCTTTGAGCCTTTCTTGAAGTAGGTCGAACTTCTCACGTAGGACACGATTCCTGGCCTCGTGACTATCGATCACCGCCCAAAGAAGACCACTTTTTATTTCACTACCAGAGCCATGACCTACGGTTACATCGTGTTTTCGCTCAATCGTTGGGTAGTTTGTGGATGCTAAAACCTTTGAAAGTTGGTGAAGGATTTCGGTGGCGTGGGCGTGGTTCCCTGTCTGTTTCCAGCGCGCTATTTCTTCTGCTAGGTTCATGCCGCTTGCTCCATTTTCTTGCCGTTTAGCTCTACGATTTTGAAGTCGATTACCCATACCCAGTCGTTGTTTTCCCATGAGTTTGGGTACAGTTTTCTCCAAAGATCTTGAAATTGGCGGCGGTCGCCAAATCTCCAAGATAGCCCCGCATCAGCGGCCATTTGTTCGGTGATCATGCCTTCTTTCTTGGCGTCTTCCTCGGTAATTTCCTGAACTCGCTCAATCCGCACATCAGTGATTTCAAGCACCAGGCGGCAAGCCCAGCGAGGCATATGGATTGATGGTTTCCAATCGTACCCGCGAACGTCTGCGTCTTGGTTTGCAAGCCTTTCACTAGCCTTGTAGCGGATGTCTTGATTTATGCCTTCAGTTGGTTTGGCTTGTTCATAACTACCAGCATCGAGTGCGGCAAACGTCTCGCGCACCCATAGTCGGTCGCCAACGGCTCCGGAGCCTTGACCAATAGGTATCACGCCTTCTTCGGGATATTCGGTGCAATACAGCAGCCATTGAGGTCGTTCGGCTTCCCCGTTATCTAGCTGGCATTTGCCATAAGACAGACCAAGAAAATCAAACTCAGTGTCGTCGTCATTGCTTCCGGCTACATACTTGATGTGCTCAATGTGTTCCTTCTTCACTGGTCGTCGTGTCTGAGTTTTGCGGCCATCGATGACCGCTTTCACCATGTCGGTGTTTAGTAAGATCGGACGCTCTTTCATGCCGCCACCTTTTCTTCTGTTGGTTTGTAGGTGTACTTGCGGCCACCACTCCAAAGTAGTTGGTTAATGGTCCGCTTGGCTCGCTCGCGGTCTTCTTGGGTTTTTCCGTTGTCGGCGGTTTCTTGAAGTAGTTGCACCTCAAGGCTTATTGCTTCGTGAATTAAGCCTTTTTCGTGGGCTGTATCGCGTGTGTAGTGTGATAAACGCAAGGCGGCATCAACCGCCTGCTTTGCAAGTGCTGTCATGGTAAGTACCTTTGATTGTTTGTTTGGGAGGTGCGCAGGGCGCTTTGAATTGCAGTCAAACCCAAGCCACTTATGGGCACCCGGCAAAGTTAGGTGTTGCCGCACCTACTGACTGCAAATCAAAGCACTCTAGTTTTTGGCCGGAACTAGAAAACCGGCTGGGTTTTTTGCTTGTTACTGAGTGTAGATTTCAAACCAGTGAGCAAAGTGGTTTTGGAAGAAGTCGCGGATCGTTAGCGACATCAGTGCAAAGTTTGCATCGAGGTCGGATTGGGCGCCGCCTTGGGAGTCGTTGAATGCTTGCTCTTTAAGCGCGTCATCCCATTTGATTGACTTGATTGTTAAGTCATCACACAGAACGAAAGACATCTTATCCATCCAGCGTAAGCCGATATTTTTAACCGACATACCTTGTTCAAGATGGCGCGTTACATCTTCCGAAAGTGGCTCAAGCTTCTTGAACTTAATGGAAGATCGGTCTTCTGAACTGTCTTGCAGGTCGCATGTATCACCAGTCTCTAGGCTTGCTGGCACATCGTTTTTCATTAGCCAGTCAGCCATGATACTGGACGGCGACACTTGCGCTTGCAGTGGCACCATGGGGAAGCTGCCTAGCATAGCTTGAAGCTGCTTAAACGATTGCTCGGTCATGCCTGCGTTGGTGGTGTTGAGCACCAGCAATTCAGCCTTCTTGTCGATGAATAACCACACATCAGATAGGTTTGAGAATGCCTTAGAACGCAGCGAGAAAATCAGCTCTTCTTTGAGGTCAGCTTTCTCTTTGCGGCCAACCTTGCGACCTTCAATAGTTTCGATGGCGGCAACTATCGTCTCAAGCTCTTCACGTACCACTGACGACGGTAGGTTTTTCTCTTCCTTGCCAAAGCGGAACAACATGCAATCGTTAGAAGTAAGCGACCAGCATTCAGAGTTGCGAATGAGTGGCAAGGCACCAAAAGTGAACTCGTCCTGTGATCCTATCTTGCGCAGCGGATGATCTTTTAAAGCCTGCTCAATGGCTGAAAAGTCGAGGGCCGCACCTTCTTTGAGTTGGAATATTTGGAGTGTTTTGAAAAACATTAGTGCTCACTCCAGCTGGTTTCGTAATCATCGGCATGAGCGCCTTGTTCCAGATCGGATAGCAGTTCGGTTGTATCGGTTGGCTTTAAGCCTTGTTCTTGCGTTGCTTGTGTCATGGTAATTTCTCCTTCGTTGTTTCATGAAAGCTCAAAATGAAGTAACTTAATTTCAATTGGTTTTTGTCAAACAGGGAGTGTTTAGTGTGCTTAGGCTAGGTTTACTATTTATAAGTGTTGTTCTGTCCTCTCATTTATCTGCAACTAGCTTCAATGACTTGGATATAGACTTGGAAGACTGTCGGCCCGATGGTTTAATTAGTGGAGCTAAAGAGTCATTTAACCCAAGACGTTTCTGGGCAAGAGAAACGGTAAAAATAGAGTCCATTCTGCAAGACCCTTTTTATAATGTCCGCCAGTTGATCAGTGAATGCTCAATAGATTATCGAAACGACAATCCCGGAAGGTCTAGCTGCGTTCTTTTTTACAGAAACAGGCATGCTGCGTTGCTCAGATGCCTCAATAGCTCAAAGGTAATGTGTCGTACCCATGGTGGGGTGTGTGGCTAATTCCTGCCTGCGTAGACACTAATAGACTCAATATTTCAGTGTGCTTTCGATCAGTTATAGCTGGTTTTGATCAGTGAATTATTTAACGTCGTTCACCGGCGACTTGGTTAAAAGGTATGTCATCGTCGAAGTCGTCAAAGTTCGGCGCTGGCTGCTGGGGCGATGCTTGCTGTGACATTGGTCGCTGCTGTTGCTGTGGCGCTGGACCACGGCTTTGCGTCCCTCCAGACTGCGCGGCATAGCTGCCTTGCTGTGGAGCGTTACCCCAAGAACCGAAAGACTGCGGCTGGCCGTATCCACCTTGCTGTTGTGGTGCCTGCTGTGGCTGTTGTTGCGGCGCGTTACCGTAACCTTGTCCACCTTGAGGGCCACCGTACCCACCTTGTTGCGGTGTTTGCTGACCGCCGTAACCGCCTTGCCCTTGTTGGTTGTCTTGGCGACCATCTAGCAATTGCATTTCGTTGGCGATGATCTCTGTGGTGTAGCGCTTGATGCCGTCTTTTTCCCATTCACGGGTGCGTAGCGAGCCTTCTACATAAACTTTTGAGCCTTTCTTGATGAAGTCCCCCGCGATTTGACCTAGACGGTAGTTGCCACGGTCCATAAGGGCCACACGATGCCACTCTGTGCGCTCTTGCATTTCTCCTGTCTGCTTGTCTCGCCAGCTTTCGGTTGTGGCAAGGTTGACGTTTGCGACCGCTGCGCCAGAGGGCATGTAGCGCACCTCGGCGTCAGCTCCCGCATTGCCTATGAGGATTACTTTATTGATTCCGCGTGCCATTACTGCACCTTCTTGGCTTTGGGTTTGGTCGGTTTACGCTTTATGCGATTGCCAACTCTACCGTTAATGGAAAAGTCGCTTACCTGTGGGCGGTAGTCGCGACCTTCTGCGATTTCCTCTTTCTGGATCGTGCCGCCAGCCCTCAAAAAAGCCGCTGTTTGAGCGGCTATTTCTTCTTGAAGCTGGCGTTGCTGTGTGGTGGGTCGGTGATTCATGATGCCTCCAGTTGCTGCGCCTGTTCATGCTGTATGCGAAGGTAGATTTCTTCGCGGTGAACGGGGGTTTCTTTAGGAGCGTTAACACCTATGCGCACCTGATTGCCTTTGACGCTCAGTACGGTTACCTGAATTTCTGCGTTTTCACCGACACAAAGCGTTTCACCAACACGACGAGTTAAAATAAGCATGTTTAAATTCCTTCTTAGCAATTAGAAAAGTGGGGGGTGAGCTAGGCGCTCACTCGCTGGTAAATTTCACCGCTGAGCCCATCTACGATGGCAGTGCGGCCTGCTGATTGTGTCCATACGGCCACATAGAACGGTTCACCTTGCGTAGAGCGATTGGCGCTTTCAGACAAAGCGGCTTGAATTGCTTCACTTGGGTTGTTTGTGCGAAATGGCTGCGTAAGCGGTTTTGTTGTGTCGTGAATCCCACAAAGCATGTAAGCCTCTTGCTGTGCTACTGGTTCCTGCTTAAGTAGTTCTGCCCGTTCACTTTTAAGCTGGGTTACGTGCTCCATTCCCCGACGATGTGCTGCGCGATCTTCACAATATTGCGCTGACATGGTGGCATCTTGGATGCGTTCATCTAACTCTGCGATTTGCTTTTCAAGAGTTGGCTCAGGCTTGGAAGACAGCGATTGTGGTTCTTGCTGCTTCGCTTGCTCACGCTTCTGGGCCTCTTGTTGTCGCGTTTGCTCTTGCTCGTATTGTTGTCGAGTCGCTTCCTCTGTTGCTTCTTGGCGACGCAATTCACTGCTTAACATGGCGCTTAGACGTTGCTGGTATGTTTCTTGGTCAGAAAATAGGAAAGCTTCAACGTGATCACGCGTAAGAACGGCCTTGAGTCCCGCTTTATAAGACTCGTTTTCGAGCATAAGCAAGCGGTGCTCTGTTTGCGTTTGCAGGCCCTTGTCACCAGCAACCAAGTCTTTCAGCTTGGTCATGGTGCCAGAGGTCAGAGCGCCTTTGGCGGTTAGGCAGGTGAGCGTCACTAACTTCCCTACATCCGCGCGGCGGAATTCATCTTGTATGCCCTCCGATTCCCAAAGTTGATTTTGGGCGGCAACAAGCTTTTCGTAGGCTTCGGCTTTGCGTTCCGTCTCAAATTTTTCAACCTGAGCTTTAAGCTTAGTTCGAGACTCAATGATTTCTTCAACCAGTGCAGCGACCTGTTCACCTTGCTCGTCTACTTGAGCTGTGGCTTCCTTGGCTGCGCCTTTGAACACGTCTTTGATGCTTTTGGCTTTCTTGTTCAGGTCTGCCATAAGCTCTTTGGCACCCTTCAACGTGTCGGCGGTCACAACGATGTCGTATGGTTCCAGAGCTTTGCGCACCTTGGTGCGCAGCTCTTCGATGTTGAATTCAACCTTTGCAGGAGTTGATTTAATAACCACTAGCTCTGTAGTGGTTTCCGTAGTTGAGGGTAACTGTAATGCTGCATCTGCCATGGTTATTGCTCCTTCTTAATATTTTTAAGGCTGGTGGTGGATGGCTCCAACTGTATGGCGCCTTCAAAGTAATTTTTGATCTTGGCACCTTGGCGAATGGCGTTAGAAACACCGAACAAGTCCACTAAGTCGTCGCTGGTGCACTCGTCAACGCTATGCCCTAGATACTTAGAGAGCATCGATACAGTCACGCCCATAGAGTTGAAATCGCGGACCATTGCCGCTCGGTTAGACGACACACTGGCCTCACTTCTCCCTGCTATTGTTTCGCGACACTCACGTAAACCGATCTCCACAAGCGCTTTAGGCAGTAGAGCCATGATGCGGCCGCGCATTTGCTTACTGGCTACGTTGGCAATGCGGTTATCAATGTCCGCTTGGTCTTTCAGGTATTTCGGCCCATTCCTTGTGTCAACGATGTGCGCAACTGTTATCTGACGCTTGCTCACGTTGTTTTTCTCTTTATCCCACGCAAACACTTCGATCTCTGACTTGCCTTTAGTACGAGACAGTTCACGGTGACCGTACTCAAAGTTGCCATAACAACGCGCTACTTCTTCGGCAAAGCGGATGGATGGCCCAGAGCCGCGATTAGGAACCGAGTAAAACGCGGACTTGGCAAACTCAGGGTCTTTGCAGGCTTCAAGTAATTCTTATTGTGCTTCTGCTAACGAGCGTGGGAACATCTTGGCAAGCTGTATCTGTCCGCGAGCTTCGGCGATAGCGCGCTCTTGCTCGATGGCAATGGCACCCATATTGGCGCCTTCATCTTGTTGCTGATTGTGCTGCTGCATATCAAAACCGGACTGTTGATTTTGATTGCTGTAACCGTTTCGCTGCTGTGGCGCACGGCTTTGGTATTGCTGCAAGCTTTGTGTATTCCCTGACATAAATCCCCCTATGCCCAGCGCGGGCGTTTAATTTCTCGAACGTGAAGCCAGTCATTCTCGCGGCGACAGTAGCTGTATCTGTTTAGGTTTTCGCGGAAGATTTCTTTGCCGAGGTCTTTCCACTCAGGCTCAAGTGACACCACCTCAACTTCGTATTTACCAGCGCTTACGGTGTCGCTGACACATAGAAACCAGAACAGCGGGTCTTCACCAAAGTGGGCTTTGTATCCTTCGCGATACATAGCGTCTTGAACGTGGTATCGAAACTCTTCAACGTGTCGCTCGAAGCGATCCAAGCCAGCTACTTTTTTTACATCTACCATCACTGGTTGACCGTCTAAATTGATCACTCGGTCTGGACGAATGCGGCATAGCTCGCCCGTTTCTTCGTCTTCCCAGAAGATCGACGCCTCGTTGTAGCCGTTAGCCTCAAAGATCATGCGTGCAACAGGATGGGCGAATACTGACTCGCGCATGATCATCAGCTTGCGATGCTCTTCAAAAGTCATGATCGTGCGGTCTTGGTTGGCTTCGACAAACTCTTTCCATTCTGCTTTGCCAGCGTTAGTGCGCATATTTAACTCAGGCGCGACAACAAACTGCTGATTAAATAACTCTGGCTCTAAAAGCATGGTGTGAGTAGCTGTACCGAAGTCTAAAGCCTTGAGTGCTTCTTGATCGCGTGGCGCGTTCTGGGACCAGATCAACTGACTTGGGTTGTGCTCCATCCAGTCTAGGCCTGACTTGGAAATGCCAGCACCGCGATGGTAGTCATGGTTCGACATATCGTAGTAGATGTCTGGCTGGATGCCGTGTGCATCATTTGCTGGCGCTGGCTCGCTCGACTCTATGTAGAGTTCATCGAACACATCATCTTCAAAGTCTTCATAAGCATCAAACTGTGGCGGTGCTTGCTTTTCAGGTGGTGTCTGAAAGCTCATTTCGGTTTGCTGTGACGCATCACCGAAGAGGTCAAAGGGATTTTGCTGGGCGTGCATAGTGGTCGTCTCCTTTCGTCCCTATAGATGGTCAAAATTCATCAAGCAAAGGCTTGATGGCTTCGCGTACAGAGCGCTTGCGATAAATCGCAACGCCTGCGGTGATGGTGATCATGAAGAGCCAGCCCATAACGAAGATCATGGACAGGCCTGCGATGACACCGAGTAGTCCTAAAACTTCATTAACGGACATGGTTGTCTCCTATGTGGTTTTCGGTTTCCGGCTGCGCACTCCTAGAATGCGCACTCGGAAAGCTGCCAGACTCTGCCTGTCACACTGGTCTGGCGCTTTGGTTTTAAGTTGAATTGTTAAAGAGCGGTGAAGCGGTGTTCGTTGCTTCGATGGAAATAATTGTGTACCTAAGGTATACAAAAGTAAAGTACTTAGGGTACACAAAATTGATATTTTTTGGGAACTTTAACGGAATCAAAAGGTTACAGGCGAAAAAAAACCGCCCAGCTGGGCGGTTTTTTAGTAGATATTTGAAAGGAGGCTTACGAATAGATTATTTGCTAACAAAGACGATATACGTATTCCAGAAAGAGTAGGCATCACGCCAGTTGGGATATATTAATTTGAACTGCTTGATCATTCGGTCAATATACCAGGCATAATCTTTTGATTTTTTAAACTCTGCCCAAGAAGAATCTATGTCTACAGTAAACATATCTCCATCTGTATCTATGGCGTCACATAGGTTTTGGTAGGATTGGTTGACTTTCTCTAGAGCTGGTTCGTATTTGCTTTTCCCGAATAGAGACTTTTTTCCTTTGGCTGCATTGGCTTTAGCGCATGACCGAACAAAGTTCTGTAAGGCTTTGTTTGTCTTTGGTCTATCAGAAAAAAATTTTTTTATGATTTCGCTATCTCGTAACTCCACTCTAATCTCCTTTTTTAGATTTTAAATCAACGCAGAAAACCAGAATACACGTCCAATGATTTTTATATCAGAAGCAGCTTCAGAGCTTAATTCCTCATCTGGATAATTAGGATTGGCCGATCTTATGCGAAGTCCGCGGAAAGGTAGGCGGTACAGATACTTGACTCGAAGTAGACCGCCATGATTTATGGCGTACATCTTGCCATCTGTAATTTCTCTACTAAACGTATCGACAGCCACTATAGCCCCGTCTGGTAGAACTGGCTCCATGCTATCGCCATTTACGCGACAACAAGCCGCTTTATCGGTATTAACACCTGCGCTATTAAGTGTCGAAATATCAAAGCGCATAGAATGTGATGCAATCTCTAGCACGTTTGCGTATCCGTTTCCTGCAGACAGTTCTATTTCCGAAAAGAAAGGCACTTCCACTTCATTTGGGTGAAGAGGGTCATTGCTTTCATAAACATCAACATGCCCTAGTGACTCAGTTTTGTATTCAAGAGCTGGTTCACGAACCTGCCCAGAAGACTCGCCATACTCTAGCCAACTTGGAGAAATTTCAAGGAAAGTAGCAATCTTTCTGATGCTATTAGACGAAGGGGCATTTTCACCATTGACCCACTTAATTGCAGCTTTACGCGTAACGCCAGCCGCCTCGCTTAGACGCGATGCAAACCCACGCTCTTTGTGGCCCTTACTATCTCTTATCTCTATAAGTCGCCGAGCTATCTCTTTGGCGTGTTCGGATGACATTTCCGCTCCAATTGGTTTGTGTACCTGATGTTCATTTTTAAATAAGGTTGAAGAAAAGTCAGTAGACAATTAATATGCGTACTATAGGTACACAAATAGGCATATAGAATGACCAAAAGTATACAAGATCAACTCACCAGCGTGCGGGTAGCTCGCGTTGCTGAAATATGTGGCATCACGCGCAAGGCTGTTTATGGCTGGATTGCTCGTGGTCGATTGCCTCGTACTGAGTACACCGGCGAAACCGACTACGCCAAACAGCTTGAAGAAGCTACCAATGGCGCAGTTATCGCCCAAGAACTTCTAAACCCAAAGGCCGACACAGAAGCGGCCTAACCATCAACCAAAACAGGAAACACAACTATGCCAGCTCCGAAACCGCTAAACCTGCACCACCTTTACGACTGGAGACCACGCTTTGACGAGGAAACACACCAACTGCTTTTGCAGCTAACCGCCGAAATGACTCGTCTAAATGGTGGTGATCCAGTTCCTAAAAATGTGGTGCTTCGCGCTATAGCTGAATACCAGCTAGAGCGATTAGGCCCAGCAGATAAACAAAAGATATTAACAGCAATCCATTGTTCGTGAAGGGACTAGGGGGATCAATGAAAGACGATTGGAGGGTGGTGCCGCTCCCACTGAGCGAGCACCACAGCTTAAGCCTTGAGGCGTTTGCAGGTTCGACACGACTCAAACCAAGTGAAGCGTTAGACATTCTTGTGGGGGATGCGTTGGAAGAGGGCGTACAGGATGCGAACTTTTTGAGCGACATCTTTGCGCGTTGCAAGGAATTAATGGAAGAGAGGCCAAGCGTTGTTCATTAGAGGGACGCAAGGCTAGAGGGAAACGACAGCCAATAAAAAAGCCAGATGGCGGTCTGGCTTCTTTGGGGTGGCTGAATTAAATCAACCGGATCAATGGTGAAATTATGAGCGTATTAAAAATGTATTTCAAGCTTGTTCGGCGCTTTTCGCGCTTTTTATTAAAAATGTATTTCAAGTTCGTTAGGCGCTTTTCGCGCTTTTTAATGTTCCATGTGCCGTTTGACGGCGCTTTTTATATGCACATATGGGCAACCGATAAGCTGCTTGGCGGCAGAGGAAAAGAGATTTTTGGAGACCCGCTTTAATGCAGTTCACGATTTACTTAAACCAGCCTAGAGCATTGGAGTGGCGATTAAATTTAGCTCAAGCCGTTTTCTTCTCATATCTGTATGAGTCTCAAAGTTGGTGTGACAGTCAAGTTATAGATGAGGACGTTTACTATTGGATGAGTAAAGAAAAGGTCATGGAAGAATTACCTGTTTTGACAGACAAACCCGACACGATAAAACGGTATTTGTCTGCATTAGAACAGGCGAATTTGATTAATCGCAAAGTGATTGGCAACCGAATTTTTATTTCAATCACAGCCAAAGGAAAGCTTTGGAACCGTAAAAAACTCAGCGAATCAGGTAGGGAAAAAAATCCCCCCCTTAGTGATCAGGTAGGGAAAAAAATCCCCCCTAAGCAGGGAAAAAAATCCCCCCTAAGTAGGGAAAAAAATCCCCCATATCATAATACTAATGATCAACCTACCAATGATCAGAATAAAGAAAGTAAACCAAAGAAAACGGCTAAGCCTTCGCTTCACTCTCGAATGATTGAACGCTACTCAAATTCTATTCCTGAAAGCTCGATTGATGACGCTTTGGAGCATCGGAAGGCCAAGGGTGCTGCAAACACAGAACGTAGTCACACGATGTTTTTCGACGAAGTTTTACAGTGCTCGCAGGAATTGCAGATCACGCCAAGCGCCGTGATCGACATTGTAATCCAACGAGACTGGAAGGGAATCAATACCGAATGGGTACGAAACCACTTGCGACAAGCGCGCCCCGCTGCGCCAGTCGTCCAGAATCAACCAATGATCGCGCCGCCCAATAGTCGCCAAGCTGTAAGCGACTCGATCACCAACATCCACGACACCGACTGGTAGGAGACAAAATGGACGTTATCGCAACAGATAAAGACATTACCGATTTAGATGTGAAAATTTTTTTAGCCCAACAGCGAATCATCGAATGGCATGAGCACTGGGAAGGTCAGGTTTATATATCATTTTCTGGCGGCAAGGATTCAACCGTGCTGGCTGAGCTGGTGTGGTCAATTTACCCAGAGGTGCCTGCTGTATTTTCTAACACGGGGCTGGAATATCCAGAAATCGTACAGTTCGTGAAGCGTAAGAAAAAACAAGGTTACCCGATAGTGATTATGCGGCCTAAAAAGACGTTTCGTGAAGTGATTCTAGAAGATGGTTTTCCACTGATCAGCAAGAAAGTATCTGAAATGGTGAGCCGTTTTTATGATCCAAAGCCAAGTAACGCGGCAACACGTCATTTGTACCTTACGGGGTTTAGGCGTGATGGTGTGTTTGTTAAAGGTAGTAAGTTGCCAGAGCGCTGGAAGAAGCTAATCGATGCGCCGTTTAAAGTGACGGCCAGTTGCTGCGATTCATTGAAAAAAGAGCCGTTTCGCCGCTACCGTCGCGAAACAGGGCGTGTTCCGTATAACGGCATGATGTCCTCAGAAGGGGGGCGTCGAGGGGCAATGAAAACCTGTAACTCGTTCGATGGAAAAGACCCGCAATCACGTCCAATGCTGCCATGGACTGAGGACGATGTATGGTCCTATATCCGTAAGTTCAATGTTGAATATTGCGAGGTCTACAACGACCGCTACGTTAACGGCATTTTCGTTGAGGGTGAAAAACGTACTGGCTGCATGTTCTGTGCATACGGTGCTCATCTAGAGAAAGGTGAAAACAGGTTTCAGCGCATGGCCATCACACACCCGAAGCTTTGGAACTACTGCATAAACAAATTGGGCATGGATGAAGCCTTAGACTTTATCGGCGTGAAGTACATGCCTAATAACGATAGTCAGCTTTCATTGCCAATAGACATTAATCACAAAGGTGATCCGATTAATAAAGTATGCAAAGAGGAGCAACCATGATGAACATCCAAACCCCAGCGGCACGTTCAACTGATCCGATTGGATCACACTTAGCCGCTGACGAGATCAACGAGGACGGCTCCCGTCATGTGCAACAGGCGCTAGTGGCTGGCTATCTTGAAGACGCTTACAAGCGTGGCGTTATCAAACGTCACCGAGGCGTTACAAGCCGTGAATTGGCAGCGATGTACGGCGAAGACCGCTACATGATTGCTCGCCGCTTGCCTGAGTTGGTGACAGCTAAGCGAGCAGTTCAGGGACCAAAGGAAGAGACGCGAAAGTGTGACATAAGCGGTCGCCAGTGTCGTGAGTGGTGGCCTAGTGAACGAGTTATGGACCTAATCGACAAGGGGGAAGCATGAGTACGGCTTCACAAGACCTTGATCCAGAGACATGCAAGCGACTAGGCGATCAGCTTATTAGGCTTGGAGACATGATGGGCGATGGCCTACATCTTGAGCCCGACGGAAAGTGGATCAGCAGAGAGTACAGACAAGTAGCTAAAGCACTTGGATATATAAAAAAGGAAGATCGATCAGCTCGGATCACTGAAATAAATCGATTGATGGATAAGCGTACAGCCCAAGTAAAGTGTCGAAAGTGCGACGGGAAACTAAAGCAAACCCGTTCTGGGGCTAAGCGCGCAAAGTGCCACAAATGCGAGAGTCTTTGGCAGCTTCTCAAATAGCTGCTGTTTAGGGACTCAGGGGAGGCGCAGTGACCACGGCAAGCGGGTCATTACGATACAAATCACGGTGAAAGTATGAGCAGAGCAGCGAAAGCAGACATCGAAATACTGATCAATGGTAAAGAAGACCTACGCACCAAAATGATGATGGTGTGGGAAAGCGTGTGCAAAGCAGTCAAAGCCAATGAATCCATGGGACCAATCGTTATTAAGCTTGGTCGCCAGAAACGTAACAACGGACAGAATGCTCGACTATGGGCAACGCTAACAGACGTGGCGACACAGCTAGAGTGGTATGGCGAGAAGTTAAGCCAAGAGGACTGGAAGCACGTTTTCACTGCGGCATTAAAAAAGCAGAAAGCAGTACCGGGCATTGATGGTGGCTTTGTGGTTCTGGCTACTCATACAAGCCGCATGAACAAAACCGAATTTAGTGAATTACTCGAGTTAATTTATGCGTTTGGCTCTGAGCGTGGAGTGCGCTGGTCCGATCCAGTGCTTAAGTATTACGAAGAGATGGGATTGGGGTTAGTAGCATGAGTGGCGCAATGACATACCAAATTAAGGTGCAGACTGGTGATCAAATCAAAGGCGCGTCGGTGTCTGATGCACAAAGCCAGTCCGTAGCGGAAGCCATAGCCGATCAACTCAGTAACTGGGGCAATCGCCTAATTGAAATCCGCATGGGCGGCAAGCGCATTTACCCGTCAGATGAAGAGGGCATGACAGCATGAAGGTCGTGAGCAAGAAAATACGAAAGAGTGCGCGCGGCCAAGATTGCGCACTACGCATACCTGGTGTGTGTAATTTTAATCCTGAAACCACTGTGTTGGCTCATGTAGGAAAAAATCGCGGCATGTCGATCAAGTGCCACGACACGATGGCCGTCTATGCGTGTAGCTCATGCCACGACGCGATAGATGGGCGCTCTAACGTGCTCGATGCAGGGACTAAAGCCCGTTACATACTCGACGCGCTGGAGGAGACGCAGGCCAAACTATTGGAGCAGGGGTTAATCAACGTCGCATGAGATACGGAAGAGAGATCAATTTTACATTGCCAGAGCCTACGTTGTTGCTCAATAAGTGGCAGCGTATGCACTGGCAGAAGCGCCGCGAGTATCACAAAGCCCTGTGTTGGAGCGTGCGTGCGGCACTACAAGCGGAGGGTATCACCCGCCTAAGTCCCTATAAACACTGCAAGATCGAGATCGACCGCTATTCCACAGCATTAGCCGACTGGGACGGCGTTATGGGCGGATTGAAACCGCTAATAGATACGCTCGTCGTTTGCACGAAAACAAATCCATTAGGTCTAGGGCTCATCGAGGACGATAACCCAAGCTGCATCATCGAATGCCCCGTTATCCGTCAACACAAATCAACACGCAAAGCGGCCTCTACTGTCGTGACCATTACCGAAATTTTGGAGATATAGCTATGAAGTATTTATCAGCTCGCCAAATGTGCCACGACGCATTCTACATTCGCAGCTCGAATGATGCTGTTTTAGAGATGCAGCGATCAAACCCAAATATACTGCGACGTAAGCCCGTTATGAATGAAACGGATACTCGCGGCCCTGCGTCCAATATGTCCAAAGTTCAGCATCAAGTAATGGCGGGTAAAGTGCAGCACGTCATTTCTCAATTACCACCACACTTACAACAACTGGCCCTGTATTGCTGGGCTCCACGATCTGAATCTATGCCAACCTACAAGAAGCAAAATGAATTTATGCAATACATCAACGCACAAGTGAAAGAACAATTCACCGAACACTACGCCCGTAACACCAGTGACGTATCGATCCTGATAATCCAGATACTGAAATACGAACGAGCACGAGAAGAAGGGCGACAGCAACCGCCCCTAGATTACGTGTTAGCCGGTGCATTGGCACAACCTAAGCACACTGTGCGTCAACGATGGCATGATGTGATCACGATGATTCGCAAGCATGTGCGCGAATACATCAATGCGCAGCCAAGTGTCGCACCTGAAACATTGCTTTCGCTTATGAATGCGGTCGAGTACGACGAAAAGAAAATGGGCAAGGTTTTTGTGCTGGGTGATCTAGCTATACGAGACTTTGCGCACCGTGACCAGGCTTACCTATTCAGCGCTGGTGACAAAGAGCGTGAAGCAGTGGTGCCAGTGGGACCGCTATACACTGATGAATACCTATCGTGGCGTGTAGGAACAGCACGCAGCAACTGGAAACGCGATTGGGCGAGTACATATCAGCAGATGATAAGTGTGTTGAATAATATGGCGGGGCAGGCGCTTAAGCCAATATCATATCTAAAGCGTTAAAGTATGCGCACATTCTGTACGCAGTGCGCATTAGTGCGCACTGCGTACAGCGAATAGAAGTGAAACAGGACTAGCTTGATTTGTCTGATAAGAGCTCATCTAATATTAAAGATCGAAGTACTGCCACATTGTGAGCAAATAAGGTCACTTCGTTATGATTATCCTCATACGATTGTTTTGCGTTGAGTATATCGGTTTGGTAAAGGCTACTGCTTGCCGTCGTCAAACTTCTCAGACTATTGCATAATGATTCATGCTCTTTTGTATTAATAAGTAGTCTCAAAGTATCTAATTTAGATCTTATGTTTCTGATCATCTGAAACTCTTTTGTGCCATATTTTTTTTCCTTTCCTTGCTGTTGTGTGCTTGAATAGTTTTCCAAAAAGTGGTGCATAAAATTATTCGCATCGGTAACTAATGATTCAGAGTTATCTATTAATATTAAAACCTTTCTTTCTAAAGTGATTTTTCGTACCCATTCGTTACCTTTTACGAGGGCAATAAAAAATACGCCAATTGCGCCAACTCCTGAGCAGAGAGTGCCAACCGTCTGCCACAAGTCCTTTGAACTTTCGTAAGTCAGTCCTGCCGTAAATGTTGCACCTAATAGCGTGCCAGTGAGAAGAGTAAGTCCGTGCTCGGCTAGAAATGTACCGCAGGTTTTTTTCATACTGTCCCTGTAATTGATTAGCGTAGATCAATGGACTGTATCATGAAGTCTGGCTAAACTGACAATTCATATACAAAGTTCAAGGAGGAACGACATGGAACAACTTACCAGATTACTCAAGGATTTAGAGAGCATCACATTCCAAGATATTTCAAAGATACCGCACGAAGAGCAACACATCATTGTGGCGCATATAGAAGCGCTGCAGGATCGGTTGCGCAAAATCTCAATCCGGAGACAGTAATGTACGATAATAACGAAAACATTGTTATGAGAGCGTTATTCAATCAGCAAAGAATCCAAATATTAACGCTGGGTATAGAAAATAATTATTTCACTGACAGTTATCTATATGCGTGGGAGAGTGGTGTATATCCATACCTTGATGACTCTGACGGAAGTGTTCTACCTAAGCCACATGAGTGCTACGAAGAATATTTTCAAATCACGCGCGACATCGTGAGTGAAGTTCTTGAGTTTATATATAACTCATTCAAGGATGATAAGAGCATTACCTTCTACGAGCTAGAAGAAAATTATGGTGGCCAATGGGATGCTCGCTATGGACGAGAAACATTATTATCTATTTGTCGTTATGCATACCTCAAAGGTCACTTTCATAGCAAAGTATGGGAAGGGCTTCTAACTCAGTTTGAACATCCTTCTGAAGCAAGCGCAATAGTAAGAATTATGGATAGAGATAATGATATCTATATTATGTAGTAATGAGAGAGTGCTTAAGGAGGAGCAACAAAAACATTGCGGAGAAGGTTGGGACTTTGCAGGATCACTTGTATATATTTGCTATGGAGAGGGGGGTTGAGTTATTTATCTGATTTGCGTGGTGAGGTTGCTCATGATGCAGCCTCTAAGTACAACTTTGATTTCATTGAATCACGCAAATATGCCATCAGGATATATGAAGGTGGAATAGGGCGAATGATGACAACCAATGAGCTTGAGGATCTTGAAGAGATTCTTGAGCGCATTTGCAGCACTGAAAAGAAGCGAAGGGCTGAAATTGCAGCCGAGAAGTACAGAAGGATGAAGGATGGCTACTGAGTTGGCTCAAGTCTGCGAGCACATCAACGACACCTTTGTTGTGAAGTGTGTTGAACAGGTTCAGCCAGAAACATACCTAGGCTTTGAAATATTAGACCTTATCAGTGCCATTATTGCTGTATTTAGTGTGTTGGCGGCTGGCTTTGCGGCTTACGCAGCATGGAAGGCTAATAAGCTTAGCGAATCAGGAGCTAAGGCAAATAGAGTGCACAATATGCAGTCTGTTCGTCCTTTACTCGATTTCGAGGTTGGTTCACAGAAGCTATTATCCGAAATGAATGATAAGGAGACATACTACGATGCACTAATGTATCTAAAGTTGTCTAACCATGGGAATGGTCCCGCAATTATAAGTTCAATTACCTTATGGTGTGTCTCTAAAGCTATTGAGCTACACAAGTTTGATCTTAACTCTCGTGATGAATTTCTGAACCGTATTTCAGAAGAAAATCTACTTGATGATCTTAGTGCAAGGATAACTTCAATTATAAGTGAGGCAGTCTTAAAGGCTGGTTCGGAAATAACTTTAATGGAAGTCCTATTTAGCTCTAAAAATAAGAACCAAGAAGCCAAAGTTCATTCAGCAGTAGGCTCTATAAAAGTACTAATCAATTACGAGTGTATTTATGGGGAAAAATATACGCTTGACACCTTGATAACAAAAAACTAACCTTTTTCCCATAGTGCAAGATTCTGCTTAAAACCTCGCTTCGGCGGGGTTTTTGCGTTTCTGGCCTCCAATTTAGTTCTGACTGGCATAGTCAGCTTAGCCGCCCACGGTGCGAATCGTGAGGCGGCTTTTTTATTTCCGCACCACATGGAACCCATTTATGTCTGATGATATTGCTGCACTGCGTCAAGAAGTAAGACAGCAGTTCACACAGTTAACAGCCGCTACCAATGAGATTGCATCGTCAGTTTCGAAAATGACGGCGCTTGTTGCTCGAATAGAAGAGCGCAACGTAAGCCACGATGATGGAATGCGCCGTCTTGGTAAGCTGCTAGATGATCACGAGGAGCGTATTCGTATCGTTGAGCGTAACGCGCTAACTCAAACATCCTACGTAGCGGGCACGTGGAAAGTGGTGACAATTGTTGCTGCTATTGTATCCGTGGTTGTTGGTGCTACTGCGAGGTTTTTCCCGTTATGAGCATCACACGCATCGTAATCCATTGCTCTGACTCGCCAAACTTTCGTGACGATACAGCAGAAGATATTCACCGCTGGCACAAAGAGCGTGGTTGGGATGGTATCGGCTATCACCATGTGATTTGTGTTGACGGCGATGTGCAGAATGGTCGTCCGCATTATTGGACTGGCGCACATGCCTCGCCATACAACGCCAATTCTATTGGTATCTGTCTTATCGGTCGCGATCAATTCACAGACGCGCAATGGCGATCACTGGAAGGTTTGGTTTTATCCCTAACCAATGAATACCCATACGCCGAAGTGCTAGGCCATTGCGATCTCAACGAGCACAAGAGTTGCCCAAACTTCGATGTAAAGAGTTGGTGGGGCAATATCGAGCGCAACAATTTAGACTAATCGGAAGGGGAGAACATGGTAACTGCAATCGTTAACGCCATCGCTGGAGCGTTCTCTAGCGGCGGACTAGCTGGAATCGCATTGCGAATGGTGTGGGAATCACTACTCGCTATGGTTCTTAAAATGAACTGGAAAGTTGTCATTGAGCGAGCCGTTAGTCGTCTCGTAGTGCGTGGTCTGCATGGCCTAGCATCGATGAAAACTAATGATCTAACGCGGGAAACCGTGAGTGATATTCTTGAGCAAATGGGCGAAAAACGTTTACCAAAGCTAAAGGAGGCCAATGACGTGCTGAATAAAAAGCACGATCCTGGCTGAATCCGCTAAATCAAACCGCTCAAGATGTCATAAGTCTGCGCCTCAGTAACTAAGTTGCTGGGGCGTTTTCTTATGGGGTTTAAAGAAAACTATGGCAAGAAAATATGACTTAGAAGCGATTGAGGCTGACTACCGAGCCGGCCAACTCAGCAAACGCGCAATCGCTACAAAACATGGGTGCTCAGAGGCTGCTATTCGCAAGTGGGCTGTTAAGCGCGGATGGGCTCAAGACCTAAGCGGTAAAGTGAAGCAGGCCACTAAAGCCAAGCTAACAAAAACCGTTGCGGAAACTACGCCCAAAGTTGCAGAGCGTAAGAAGCGCGAGCCTGATGCCAAGCTAACTGATGAAGAGATCGTAGAGGAAGCCAGTAACGCCGCCGTCGATGTCATTACTAGCCACCGCACCCGCGCCGCTGAATATCAGGAAATTGTTCGTATCTATGGAGCGAAACTACGCGAGCAGCTAACGAATGGAAAGCTGACAGTACAGGCGCCGAATGGCGACCCAGTAGAGATCGACATCCCACTTGAGTACATCGGTAAATGCCTGAATTCTGCAACACAGTCACTAGAGCGCCTAACTAAGCTAGAGCGTCAAGCGTACAACCTCGACGATCAGCAAGACTCAAGCTACGAGGATGATTTAGAGGCTATATCTGAGGGATTGTAAATGGATAGAGCCGAGCGTAGGCGCAGGATCAAGGCGTTGCGCAAGGACTATGCGACATTCGCCAAGCGCTGCTTAAAGATCAAAGTCAAAGCGGGTGAGATTAAGGCGTTTGAGTTCAACGCCGCACAAGAGCACATACACAACGAGATCGAGGACCAACTTAAGCGAATCGGAAAGGTTCGTAAAGTGCTGCTAAAAGGACGACAGCAGGGCGGCTCAACGTATGTGGCGGGGCGCTATTACAAGAAGGTTACGGAAACCAACGGTTACAGCGCATTTATTCTCTCACACGAGGCTAAGACAACTGGCCGACTGTTTGAAATGGTGCAGCGTTACCACAAGCACTGTAACCCGTTAATAAAACCAAGAGCGGGGCGAGATTCAGCGCAGGGCATGAACTTCCCTAAGCTAGACAGTGGTTTCGAGCTAGCGACAGCGGGTAACAAAGAGACGGGGCGGGGCTTTACATCGCAACTGTTTCACGGCTCAGAGGTCGCGTTCTGGCCGAATGCTGATGCGATTCTAGCGGGTATCCTTCAAACACTTCCCGATGTGCCAGGTAGTGAGGTGGTGCTTGAGTCCACGGCCAACGGCGCAGGCGGCATCTTCTACGAGTACGTGCAGGATGCGATAGCGGGTAAAGGTGAGTACGAATTGATATTCGTGCCTTGGTATTGGCAACCAGAGTACCGAGCCACACCACCAGCCGATTTCAAGCGAACGGAAGACGAAGAGCATTTAGTTAAGCTCTGCTTGAATCATCCAGACGGCCCCAAGTACAGCCACAAACTAACAGACGCGCAACTGTACTGGCGTCGAAATAAAGTCTACGAGCTCAAGAGCCGCGACAAATTCAAACAAGAATACCCGTGCTACATCAAAGAGGCATTTTTGTTCTCAGGTCGTCCAGTATTCGACCCGAACCATACAGAGGAAGCGCTAATTGAGTGCTTCTCTCCATCTAAAGTGTATCGAGTAAGCCCTAACGGAATGACCGAAAACACGATGGGCGAGTTTAAAGTATGGGATGAACCAAAGCCCGGTAAGCGCTACGCCATTGGAGGGGACGTTGCGGAAGGTCTAGCGCACGGTGATTACTCATGTTTAGACATAGTAGACGAGAAAGGATTACAAGTTGCGCAATGGCATGGGCATGTTGAGCCTGATTTATTAGGCGACATTGCGAGCTTTATAGGGCGTCGATATAACAAAGCGTTAATCGGCATTGAGCGCAATAACCACGGCTTGACCACGCTGACACGCCTTAAAGACTTAGGGTATCCGAATATCTATGTTCAAGAAGAGCTAGAGCGAAGGTATGGAGAAAAGCCAACTAAACGAATGGGTTGGCAAACAACTACGCGTTCTAAGCCGCTTGTCATTGATAACTTAGCAGCGCTACTACGTGACGGAAATGCGGGAATAGTTTGTAAAGAGACGGTAGACGAGATGCAAACCTACGTCATTGATGAGAAGGGCGCGTTTAACGCCCGATCAGGCTCATTTGATGACCGTGTAATGAGTTATGCGATTGCCCAAGAAATGGTTAAGCACATGCCTAAAAAGCGTTTCACATCTATGCCAGCAAGCGCGCTGGTGACAGCAGACACAACAGCAGGTTACTAATTAATGGCCGGTTTACTCAACTTTGTAAGCAACGATCAGTTAGTCGAACGCGAGCAAGCAGAAATTAAAGAGAAAGAAGAAAAGACCCGCCAAAAGTACAACGCTTTAGGTCTGTCTTTGGCAAACAAATACGACGAGTGGAAACGAGCCAAAGAACCAATCGAACTACGTTGGCTTGATGCGCTGAGAGCGTTTAACAGCCAGTACGATGCAGACACCAAGAAAGTTTTAGACGCCGCACCAGAACGATCAAAAGTGTACGTTGGTTTGACTCGCACAAAAGTGATGGCTGCATACTCGCGCTTAATAGATTTGCTATTTCAGTCATCAGACTCATTTTGGGGAATCGATTCTACACCATCACCAGAAATGCCAGAGCAAGAACTCAAGGCGCTAAAGCATATTGCAATCCAGCAAGTGGCTCAAAGTGGAGAGCAACTTACACCCGACGCGGTAGAAGAATACTACAACCGATTAGTCGAGTTTGCCCGCGATGAATTCAAGGATTTAGCCAAGGAAGCCGCCAAGGAGATGGAGAAAGAGATCAAAGACATATTGGTAGAGGGAGAAGCAGAAAAACACCTTAAATCATCCATCTTAGAGGCTTGCATCACAGGATCAGGGTGCGTAAAGGGTGCCACCGTTAACGTGCTGAGTGATAGCGTATGGTCGCAAACGGAAGGACAGTGGAGCCTTGATGTTCGCGAAAAAGTCACTGCAGACGTTGAATCGGTAAGTGTCTTTGACATAGTGCCTGACCCTTTTGCAACGAGCATGGATGATATGGAGGGTTTATTTCGTCGTCATGTTTTGAATCGTTCACAGTTTCGCGCCTTAGCTAAAAATGGATTCAGCGAACAGGAAATACTAGCCTCGTTAGTCGATTACGAGCATGGGAATCACACATTAAGCGATTCAGAAACCGCTCGCAGAAATATCGCAGGGATGAGTAACGAATCGTCCAGCAATCGCTTTGAAGTGCTTGAATATTGGGGAACTGTTGATGGCCGAGACTTACGATTAGCAGGGGTTCAAGTTGAAAATGAGCAGGTTGAGTATCAAGCGAACGTCTGGATTTGTGGTAATCACGTACTGAAAGCGCGACTCAATCCATTGGTTCCAGAGCGTATCCCATACAACATATTTCCTTATGAGCGCGTTCCTCATCAATTTTGGGGTATTGGCGTACCTGAGATGATGAAGGACAGCCAGACCACAATGAATGCAGGCGTGCGAATCTTTGTAGACAATGCTGCGGTTTCATCTGGACCAATGGGGGAAATAAACGTCGATATGATCCCTGACGGTATGCGCTTGGAAGATTTTATGACGGCCAAGCCTTGGAAGCTTTACCCTCGCAGTGGTGGAGCACCCGAGGCTCCTATGATTCGATGGAATCAGCCATCAGCAAACGGTCAAGCCATCAATCATATAATTGAAATGTTCCGCCGTTTTGCAGATGAAGAAACCAGCTTACCAAGTTATACCCACGGCGAAACAGGACAAGGGCTCAATAAGACGGCATCCGGTATGTCGATGCTTATGGGAGCGGCAAACGTTGCCATTAAATCAGTTGTTAAGAACTTCGACGATTACCTCACTAAGCCACTTATTCAATCCCTGTTCGACTTCTGTATGAAGTGGAGCGATAACGAGGAAGCCAAAAGCGGCGACATTAAAGTTATGGCGCGTGGCTCCACTGCACTGATTTCAAAAGAACTGCAAAGCCAGCGCTTAATGCAGTTTACACAAATGACGGTTAATCCAGTGGATATGCAGCTTACAGACCGTAAGTTTTTGCTCAAATCCATAGCGGAATCGCTAGACATTAACGCAGACAAGGCATTGCTATCCGATGAGCAAATACAAAATGCAGCCGCCAGAAGCCAGCTCAATCCTAGCTCTGAGGGCGAACAGCCAGCATTGGGAAGTCCTGAACAAGTACCTGCGCAATCGACTTGATGCGCTTAGGTCGGAGCTGGAAACCTTAGACAACGATACTGAGGTGCGGCGCGTACAAGGCCAAATTAGAGAGTTACACGATATTATTAAGCTGGAAGAAACAGCCGAGCGAGTCATCAAGTCCGCTCGTTAACCCCAAAAACATTTCAATTTAACCGCCCAAGTGGCGGTTTTTTTATTCCTGGATACGCCAATGCGCCCCAGGGCAAACCAAAGCAACGCGGATTCGCCGAGAGAAGGCCCCGCAAGAGGAAATCATCATGACTGTAAACACTGATCAACTAGAGCAAGAGGCAGACGAGCTATTTGCGCGCAGGAATCAAGCCCCCGATAAATCGGATACGGCTAAAGATGAAAGTGAGCAAACCGAGCAAGAGCAGGCAGAGCAAACGCCCCCTGAGCAGCAGGACACAGCAGAAACTCAAGCCGAGCGAACGCCAGAGGTAATCGCAGAAGAGCGAATCAAAAACGCTCAAGCCTTGATGACCAAAGCCACGCAGGAAGCCGCCGCACTACGACGAGAAAACGCCCAACTAAAAGAGCAAATGGAAGCTTTACAAGCCAATCCATCTGAAGGTGAGAGTAATGCGCCCGAAGTCGGTTCGCTTGAAGATTTGATGGAAGAATATCCTGAATTGGTAGGGCCTCTTGTCCAGCGGTTAAATCAACTCGAAGGAAAGATTAATGGCATCGAAACAGTAAGTCAGAAAAGCAAAGAGGATGCTGCGCTTGAGGCTCACTGGGACACGATTAACCAAGCTCATCCTGATCACATGGAGATAGCCCAAGAACCTGACTTTCAAGGGTGGGTGGCGCGTCAGCCACCAGTGATGCAACAGATTGCACAGAATGGTTCTGCTCAAGATGTGATTTACCTTCTGGATCAGTACAAAGCCACCATCTCTAAAGGCACCAGTCAAAACAAAAAAGTGGATCAGGCCAAAGAGTTAGCAGATAAGGTTCCGCGTACTCAGCAAAAGCCTACCACGTCCTTAAAACCTTCTTTCACCCGCGAACAAATAGCCAAGATGTCGCCAGAACAATTCTCTAAGTATGAAGCGGAGATTGACGAGGCAATGGCTCGCGGGGAAATAAACTAATATCTGGAGAATACAATGCCAGCACCTTTCCCCGATGGCAATGCTGCCAACTTCGTACCAGAGGTATGGAGTAAAAAGCTACAAGCGCGTTTTTACGCACAAACCGTATTAGCTCAGTTTTGTAATCATGACTGGGAAGGCGAGATTAGCGGTCAAGGCTCAAAAGTTAAGATTCGAACCCCGCCTTCTATTAGTATCGGTGATTACACCGGCACGGTTACTTACCAAAGCCTAGAAACAGATATTATTGAGTTAGCGATTGATAAAGCGAAGTTCTATGCTTTTAAAGTCGACGATATCCAGAAAGCTCAGTCGGACATTGAGTTAATCAATAGCTCAACTACCGATGCGTCTCAAAACATGAAAATCCAAGTTGAGCGTGATGTGTTTTCCTCTATCTACGCAGACGTTCCAGCCGCCAACACGATTACCACACAGGTAACAAAGTCTAACGTGCTGGACATTATCGTAGACCTTGGAACCGCGCTTGATGAAGCTGATGTGCCAGAAGAAGGCCGCAAGCTGATCTTGCCACCTTGGATTTGCGGCATGATCAAGAAATCTGACCTTAAAGATGCGTCATTGTCTGGTGATGGTACGTCCATCATGCGTAATGGTCGCTTAGGTATGCTTGATCGTTACGAAATCTTCACCAACAACAACTTGGCGGTGATCGACGGAACCGGTAAATCTCCTGGCGATGTTGGTTTTGATCCCGCTACAGCAGTGTGGCATGCGCTTGGCGGCACCAAGCATTTCTGTTCTTTCGCGTCTCAGTTCGTGAAAACAGAAACAGTGCGTCTACAAGACACCTTTGGTGACGGTATCCGTGGACTTAAAGTGTATGGCTTCGAATCAACTAAGCCAGAAGCCGGCGTATTGCTGAAAGCCAGTAAGTAAGCCGTAAACCAGCAACAGGGCCACTAGCACAGCGCTAGTGGCTCTTTTTTTTGTGAGATAGCAGCATGAAACAACCAAGCCAAATGACCAAAGACGAACTAGAAGCCTACGCCAAAGAAAAACACGGTGTAGACCTAGATAAACGCGAAAAAATCGATGATTTACGCGCAAAGGTAGCCAAGTTGGATTCTGAAATTTCAGATAAGGAAGTAGATGCCTCTGCGGTGCCAAATGAGGACGCAGAACAAGTGAAGTACTTAAAGCATCCTAAGACTGGCGTGGTGATGGTGGCGACTAAGGCGTTGCTTAAACGTAGCGACCTCCAGCCATGCGAAGCACCTAAAAAAGACGCTTAGGGGTAAAGTATGCCTTTAGTGTTTAGCGATATTGAGTTGCTTATCAGTCCAGAAGCGCATCAAGCCCCGTCGGTATTGATTCAAGACTATCTTGGGTATGTTGTAAATGACTTCTGTAGGCGAAGCAAATTTGTTAGGAGAACATTTGAGCATGACCTGCTTGCAGAAGGAAATAGCTTCCAGCAGGAAGTCACAGACGACGAACAGCTTCATGAACTATGGAAAGCGGAGTTGGGTGGAGTAAGGCTTGATCATTCAACGCCATATACGCCAAGTAATGTTCCCTCACTTACTATTAATGATGATAAAAAAGGCTTTTCAGTCAACAACCCCCAAGATGCTAAGCAACTAAAGGCTACCTTTGTTGTTACTACTAAACGATCTGCCACTCAATATCCTGAAAGCCTAGAAGAATGGCTTGATGGTCTTGCTAGTGGCGTCATTGCAAGATTGCAGTCCATGACAAACAAGCCATGGAGCAATGCCAATAACGCATACACTCACCAACAACGCTATGAAATGGCGGTATCTAAAGCCAAAACAAAAGCAATAGTCACATCTACTGGTGGCGATATGCGTTTGCGACCAACCCCTTTTATCTAAGGTAAAAAACTATGGCCACCACAACCGTTGTGAGCATCATTAAGCGCGCTCAATTGGCGCTCAATGATAAAACGAGCATTGTTTGGAACGAGCGGGAATTGCTCGATAACTTCAACGATGCCGTGAAAGACATCGTATCTCGGCGTCCTGACGCGAACGCAATTAATGCTTTTTTGGACTGTACGCCCGACTCAAGCAAGCAGACATTGCCTGCAAATGCGTTGCGCCTTGTCGATGTCGTGCGTAACAAGGACGGTCGAGTCATTCAGGAGACGGATCGCTTAACGCTTGATTCGAGTCGCCCTGATTGGCACCAAAGCACACCGACGCTTTCTGTAGAGCATTACATCTATGATGAGCGTGACCCTAAGACGTTCTATTTGTATCCGCGCCCTATGAATAATGGCGCTGATCCTCACCAGATTGAAGTTGTTTACTCAACGTGTCCAGAAGCTATAGATATCGACGATACAGCTATCAAAGCTGGCACCGACACAACGAAGATACCACTAGACGACATTTACGCTAATCCTTTGCTCGATTTCATTTTGTACCGATGTTACAGCAAGGATCTTGGATCGGCAGCGAACGCACAGCGAGCAGCGTCACATTACCAAGCGTATGGCAACGCGCTTAATGTGAAGCTGCAAGCAGACGCTATGATTGCGACAAAGGGGTAATAAGAGATGGCATGGCCTAGTTTTACAGCAGACGTTACCCAAAACAGTAACCAGATCACCATTTATGGCGCAGTTCCTGCGAGTGAGATTCCAGCAGGGTTTGAGGCCATCGTTTATGGCGTTGAAACGGTTGCGAATTTAGAAGTCGCTGCAGGCACCGAGATTATGTATGACGGCGGCGGCAATCCGTATTCGACATTATCACTTGTTCGCCCGTTTACTGGCTCAACTGCGACAGGTGTTGAGGTCGTGATTAAGCCCACTGGATCACTCTTTAACGATGTTGTGGGGGTGTTCCGAAATGGCTCCAATCAGCAAAACCAGCTCATGGCGAACTATTACCAGTTCTGCGAAGGTGATACACCGATTACACACCAGCCGTTAGACGAAAATGCTGATCCGCTATCAATCGATACGCTACCCATGATGAATCAGCAAGTGGCCGATGCTATCTCTGCTTTTCAGAACGCTGCGGGTACGGCGGCTGGTTATGATGTAACTAGCACTAGCACGGATACATCAAACGGGTCGAATGGTTTAAAGCGATTAATGCGTCTAGGTGATTTTGGCGGGTATGGAGGAAGCACTGCACCTAGCCTAAGTAGCTTGAGCCTAAACGATTTAAATAATATCCCTATATCTAGTTTGCTAGCGGCAGGAGTTGGCGCTTCAAACTTACCTGTCGAAACTAGCGTAACTGTAAATACTAATTTACGTAATGCAGATCACGGAATGCAGGATGTATTTACTTCAAACGGCCAAACCCGCCGCTATTTTAGAATAAAAGACGGAGGAGCTTGGCTACCTTACGTAGAAATGCTCCATACAGGCAACACTGGCTCCATCGTCAGTAAAGATTACATAGAGGGCACATTCGACCCATCAGTTGAAGATACTGATAGTGTCGGCGTTCCGAGTTATTCCATTAGAGCTGGTGAATACACTAGAACGGGTGATGACGTCACAGTTTATATTCTTATGGGCGGGTCATGGGCAATCACTCCAAGCGTAACTGGAAGACTCAGAATTGCAAACCTGCCGTTTATTTCAAACGGCGATTATAGTTTCATGCCAAACATAGGATTTACAGACCCAGCATCGGTGGGGTGTTCACTGGTCACTGGGTATGTAGTTAACAACAGTAACCATTGTGTCATAAATGCGACCAGTGGAATTTCTACAAATGGGGAGCCACTACCATTTGACGGCGTAAAATCATCTACAACAGATTTTTATGTATTTGCGACCATTGCCTACAAAGCCGTACCTCAATAATGCTAGGAGAGAAAAAATGTTAGAAAAGAAAGATACATACACTGCCAGAGTAATTTTCGACGCCTTCAACGCTGTTGAGGTAACACGATTCACAAAAATTTATGAGAATGGCGTTCTGGTGTCAGAGCTAAAACCGTATAGCTATGTGATCACAGCCGGAAAGGATTACTCAGACCAACCAGCGGAAGTGCAAAGTATTTGCCAAGCTGTTCACACGCCAGAAATCATCGCAGCTTATCAAGCCAGCATAGAGCAGTCAGAGCCGACGGCCTAATCCACTACGCCTGATTCACCCACAGCGCACTAGCGCTTTTTTTGTGCCTGAAATAAGCTTATGACCCTAAAAATTAGTAATTTTGCGGGCATAGCGCCCGTTGTAGCCCCCCACAAACTTAGCAATGGCCTTTCACAGACTGCGAAAAACGTGCGCCTAAATTCTGGCGCATTAGAAGCGATGCAGGGCAATACTGTGGATTCGCCGCTAGCGTTAGGCAACACAGCGTCAATCGCACGCTACAAGCCGGGCGAATCAGCGTACTGGTTCGAGTTCGACAGTCATGTTGATCTCGTGCCATCTCTAATATTCGGATCGGCACGCAGCGAAATGTATTGGACGGACGGGATAAAGCCAAAGCGCACGACATCGAGTATTGCGACCGCTAGCGCGCCTTATCCGTCTACATCGTTCTCTTTGGGTGTGCCAGCACCAGACGGCCAGATCGTTGCGGGTGATATCACAGGGGATGAACCAGAGTCTGAATTCGATAATGAAGACCGCGTTTATGTCGTGACGTTTGTTACAGACGAAGGCTATGAGGGAGCGCCGTCTCTGCCAGTGACTATTACGCTAGGCACTGAGCAGGGCTGTACGATTTCAAACCTGCCTACCTCAGCTTCAGGTAACTATAACGTCACTAAAAAGCGCATCTACCGCGGCACGTCTGCGACAACTGAGCTGCAATTCCTCGTAGAGCTGGACTTAGCGACCGCTGAATACGCTGATAGTAAAGCAGCTAATGAACTAGGCGAAGCGCTCATAACCTACGACTTTGATCTTCCGCCTGATGACTTAATGGGGCTCACGGTTTTGCCTAATGGTGTATTGGCTGGATTCAATGATAATCAGCTTTGTTTCTGTGAGCCTTTTATGCCCTATGCGTGGCCTACGGGTTATCGTCTCACGACAGAAAGCCCGATAGTGGGCATTGCCGCAATCGGTGGCGGTTTGCTGGTCACAACAACAGGTAAGCCTTATTTAGCATTGGGTGCAACACCTGGCAGCATTCAGCTACAACAAATGGACAGCAATCAAGCGTGCGTAAGTAAACGCAGCCTTGTCGATGTTGGAGCGTCGGCTTTGTACGCCAGCCCTGATGGAATCGTACAGGGCAGCGCTAGCGGCGTTCGTTTGGTCGGTGATGCGCTGTTTTCGCGAGAGCAATGGCAGACCCTAAAACCAGAAAGCATTCACGCATACTACCATGACGAAAAGTATATTTTCTTTTATGACAACGGCACAGAGCAGGGCGGATACATCTTTGATCCGCAAGGCAAAGGCAATGCCCTAACAGAGTTAGATTTCTACGCCACCACAGGCTACAACGATTTAGAGAGCGATACGCTTTACTTGGTCGTTGGTTCAAACATCGTAGCATTCCAGCATGGCGACACGCTTACCTACACTTGGCAATCCGCTCAATTCCGCCTTCCTAGTCTTATGCCTTATTCCGTGTGCCGTGTTATTGCGGATGATTACCCTGGGGAAATTACAGTTAATGTAGACGGGCAGACTACGACAGTTGAATACGAGGATGACCAACCGTTTCGCATTAGCGCAGGCGGTCGAGGTCGATTTGTCGATATCACGTTGACTGGCACCAATACGGTTAAAGAAGTGCTGCTAGGCCATGATATGGGGGCCGTGTATGGCTAATCGACGCAAGCGACCAGCTATAGAACATGTTCAATTAAAGGGTGAGCTATCTAGTTTAAACAGCGTACTTGCTGCTATTCGCGAGCATCTTGAGATAAACGAAGGTGAGCGCGGCGACCCTATGGAAAGAGGTGTTAAGGTCCGTGATCTTGTCGCAGCTGGTATATCTGAATATCGGCTTCGTAAGAGCGGGAAGGGGCAATATGCTACGCTGACAGGCACGCAAACAGAAACACACAACACCAGCACACCGCCGACACCGCAAAACCTTCAAGCGCTCCCAACAACCGCAAACGTCTATTTGTCGTGGGGCAATCCGAGCTATTCCTACCACGCATACACTGAGGTTTGGCGTAGCAGTGAAAACAATCTTGCGACCGCTGTAGACCTTGGGGCGAGCCCTGATGGTCTGGTTTACGCTGATGCCGTGGTGTCAGGCCAAACCTATTACTATTGGATTCGCTTCGTTTCTAAAGCTGGCGTTAAATCAGAGTTCAATGCGGTCGATGGTGTTGAGGCAGTTACGGAACTACCTCCAGAAGAAATACTGAACCAGTTAAGTGGCCGCATTACGTCGAGCGAGCTGGTTCAAGAGCTACGTGATCCAATAGAACAAATCCCTTTATTGTCGGAAGCGATCGGCACTGAAACTGAAAATCGAATTGCTGCAATATTGGCTGAATCGCAGGCGCGAGCCGATGCTATACAGGCGGAAGTTGATGCGCGTATTGCAGCGATTACACAAGAACGCGCAACGTCAGCGTATGAAATATCTGTAGAGCAAACAACTCGCGCCCAAAAACTAGCCGAGGAAGCGCAAGCCCGAATTGATGCCCTACAATCTGAGGCGGATCAGCGTGTTGCCGCCATACAAACAGAGCAGGCCGCTAGAGCTACAGCAATCGCGAATGAGCAACAGGCTCGTGCTAACGAAATTCAACAGGAAGCGCAAATCAGAGCCAATGCGCTTGCCGCTGAATCACTGAACCGAATCAAAGGGTTTCAGGCGTTACAATCCATTGAGTCGCTTGTAGGCACGGATGCACGAGAGCTGAAAACGCTATCGCGCATTGCAAACGAAGAAATGACTCGGATGCAGCAATATCAAGAGCTTTCAGCATCCTATCAAACACTCTACAGCACTACGTCAGCGGAAATTATCAGGCTAGACGAAGCAGTTGCAACGGAAAAAGAAGCGCGAGCCACGGCGATCACAAGCCTTACGGCGCAGTTTCAAACGGAATTAGGCACGGTACAACAAGCGGCTGTAACGGAAGCTATAAACGTTATCACAACAAATGATGACGTAATTGCCGAAGTTATTAGCAAAATCAGCGCAGCGGATACGACAGGATGGGCAACGACTGCATATGTAACGGAAAACGCAGTAACGCCGCTCAACGCGCTCACTAATCGTACCACTACCCTTGAAAGCCAATATCAGGCCATTGATAGCACGTATTTATCTCAAGCATCGTTCACAGAATGGCAACAGACGTACACGACCGACAAGGAAGCCACCACAGAGCGCTTAGATACACTAGAAAGCACTGTCTCCGATCCATTAACAGGGCTAACAAGTAAAGCCAGCACAACGCAGCTCACACAGACTAAGAATGATATTTACAACAGTCAAGTATCTCAGTTCGGCAGTATTTCAGCACGATTCATCCAGCAACAGGGCGACATTGATGCTAAAGCGACTAAGACAGAGCTGACGGATGCTATCAGTGATGCCAAAGGCGCTAGTGTAAGCGAGTTCACTCAGATACAGGCTGAGTTTGATAACGTTGCCAATGATGTCAATTCCAAAGCTAGTAAGACCGAAGTAGAGGACATCGCTGCAGGGCTTGAAAGCGCGTCCATCGAACAAGCAAGCAACAGCAAAGCGGTGGTTGAGTTTGCCGAGCTGTCAGCAATGACGGAATCAATAAAGTCATTACAGCAGTCCGTTACGGCTGATCAATCATTGATTAGCAAAATTGACAAGGTGACAGCGGAATACAGGACAGGTATCAGTACGGCGACCGCAGAGATAACACGAGTTGAAACAGTACTGTCTGATGAATTGAGCGCTAGCGTGGAATCGTTCGAAGCATTTACGGCCAGTTACGAGACAGACAAAGCCAACACACTTGCAACTAAAACAGAGCTGAATCAGGCCAAGACGGACGTATTGGGTGCAGAGGTAAGCGAGTTCTCTAGGCTAGAGGCTAAATTCAACGAGCAAAATAGCCAAATAAACACGAAGGCTAGCACTGCCGATTTATCTAATGCGATCTCAACAGAGCAAGAAGCAAGAGCAAACCTAGCGTCTTCGGTCGCTACACAGCTTAATTCCCAACAACAAGACATCGACACACGAGCAACTAAAACTGAATTAACAGAAGCTATATCTACTGAGCAACAGGCCCGTACTAGCCAATACAACTCTACGCAATCTGAGATTTCAGGTCTTAATGACTCACTTAAATCGAAAGCCAGTACGACAGAGTTAGAAGAAACGGCAGCAGCGTTAGATTCATCGTTATATGCGCGGCTAAATTTGACAGCAACAGCTCTAAAACAGGATGCATTTACCGCTGAAACGAGAGCAATTAAGAGCATAGAGCAGTCTGCGAACGCTGATGCCGTTCAGATCAAACGCCTAGATCGAATGGAGTCGGAGTACAAAACAGGTGTCGGCCTAGCGCGAGCAGAAATTGCTCAAACACAAACAATCCTGACGAACAGCGTTGAGGCTCTAGCTGAAACCGTTACAACTCATAAAACGGAATACGAAACAGACAAGTCTTCAACATTAGCGACAAAGACAGAGCTAGATCAAGCAAAGTCAGACATTAAGGGAAGTGCTGTTACGGATTTCACAGAGATCAATACGCAACTCGAATCGCAGCAACAGGACATTGCGACGCGAGCCACTAAGACAGAACTTAATGAAGCTATATCTGGCGAATCAAATGCGCGAGTATCCGCTATAAATCAGCTTTCAACAACGGTTAACGGTCACACCTCGACTCTGCAAACACAAAGCGAAAGCATTGATGGTATCGGCGCTAAGTGGGGTGTTAAGTTTTCCATAGGCAATGATGGACAGCAGCGCGTCACCGGCTTTCAAGTTAACGCAGGAGAGGGGTCAACTGGGGCGCACTTTGATGTTGATGAGTTCAGTATCAGTAAGCCCGGTGCGGAAGCATTGGATTTTGCTGTGGCGGATGTCTTGCAACCTGACGGAAGCACTAAGCGAATGGTTGTGATGGACGCGGCCAAGATAGTGAACCTCGCCGTTAAAAGCGCACAGATTGAATCCGTAGCGGCTGACAAAGTTACAGCAGGAAAAATAAACGCGGCTGTCTCAATGATGGCAGCAAAGATATTTGGCGGGGCTCTTCGTCTTGGGGCTGGCGGGACTATTCTGAGGGATGACGAAAACGGAGATTCTGCAGGGTACAAAGCTGTCATAGACAGCGACGGTAGCATCTATTCCGAAGCGCACTTAAGAGTAGGCAACGAACAGCAGTACATCCATTGGAATGGTGAAACCTTTGAAATATCGGGTATTTTAAAGTCTTCGGTTATAGACCCATCAAGTACACTTGTTAAGTCCAGTGAAAATGCGACAACTGGACCTATAACTGTTCATACGCTTAATACAGATGTTTTGTTCGCCAAGCGTGAAGGGGTTCAGGAGTTTGGATCGGGCTACATTTACAGTGAGAGTACCTACATAGGAAAACTGTATTTACCCAAAAGCGATGATACTAGCGAGCCTAACAAGAAGGTGGTAACTGATCTAGGGCAGGTTCTTAATATAAACTTCCCATGCCGCGGCCATGATTGCTCTATGAATATTCAGTACAGGCTAGATGGTGGCGATTGGATAACATGGGAGCCGTGGCCTAACAGTACTGTAACGTCAGTTGCTGGTGCGACATCAGGCAACTTCTATCAAATTGTTAATTTGGATTTCCCGTTATTCGGCCCAAATGGGGTAACAGATGCAAATGATCATTCATTGATAGAGTTTCAATTTCAAGTTGATTCGATTAGTGGGCAGTATGGTCGATTCGAGGCGAGTAACATTTCGTTTACCTACAACAACCTCTAACTGACATTAGATAACAAATAAGCTATGATTTTCTCATGCTGCCGAAATTGTGAGCAGCCCTCCAATAAATCAAAAATTCCAAATAAAACCGCCCACCCGAGGCGGTTTTTTTGTGCCCAAAGGTAACCCCATGACTAATGAAAACGACACAGATACGTCTAGTGGCGAGCTTTCGTGCGCCCAGATACATGAGCTATTGGCTCAGCAGGTTAACGACAAAATTGAAGAATTCGAAGCGTTCGCTTTAGAGCAAGAGCAGATCGAATTACCCGTCGAGCATTTGTTTGTGAATGGCATGTACGCCCGAAAGATATTGATTCCGAAAGGTACTGTCCTTACTGGAGCTGTTCATAAGTGGGGATACGTTGACATCATGCTTAGCGGGGATATTTCAGTTGCGACACCCGAAGGTGTCAAGCGCATGACAGGTTGGCAGATTCTAGAAGGCAAGGCAGGGCGGAAGCGTATGGGTTATGCCCATGAGGATACGCATTGGATCACAGTGCATAGAACCGACGCCACTACTTCCGATGGCATTGAAAGCATTTTAACGGTCCAAAACATGGCGCAGTTTGAGGCTCTACCTTTAACCGAGCGCGAGGTTATTTTAAAAGAGGAGACTCAACTATGTCAGTTGCCATCGCAGCAGTAGGTGTTACTGCCTACAGCGCTTATCAGAATGGGGAGAACGCGGACAGATCCGCAGGTAATCAAGAAAAGGTAATTGAAGCCCAAAACCGCATTGCCCAAGCGCAGCTCGATATGGCTCAAGAAGACCGTGATTACTATGAGCAGACTTACCGACCGCTGGAAGAAGAGATTGCCGCTAATGCAGGCGTTACGGATGCAGAAACCAACCAGATGGTTGCTCAAGCTGGCCTAACAACAGCAAATGCTATGGATTCCGCTAATGCGCAACGAGAGCGAAACTTACAGCGCATGGGGGTAAACCCCAATAGCGGCGCGTACGCAGCCAATACACGCAAGAACGCTATTGCAAAGGCAGTCGCCAAAGCTAATAGCCAAAACAGCGCACGCGCAGCAGCAGAGCAGCAGGATTACAGCGAAAAAGTGGCGGCAGTAGGATTGGGTAAGGGAATAACTAGCTCAGTAGGCGGATTAATGTCTAGTGCAGCGAATACATACGGAAATTCAGCCGCTGGCTATGGCATGCAAATGCAAGCGTATGGTAATGCTGCGGCTAGTTCAGCTCAGTTAGGTATGCAGATTGGCGGGGCGGCAATGGCTTCCTACGGAGAGAACGGTTTTGATAAAGAAAAGTTTGGGAATCTCGCAATCGGCAACTACAACTACGGGGTACAGAAACAATGAGCATCGGATTAGGGTATGTTGCAAAAGGGTTGATGCAGGGCAGACAACAAAACATTAATGATTCATTGCGCCGCAATGAGGAAGAAAGAAGACAGATGTCATTCGGCCTACAGCAACGAATTGGCGAAGCTGATGCTAAAGTGAAAGAGCATAACTCCAGTGATCACAATCTTGGCTTACTGGATCGCCGCAATACGGCTAACACCGAACAAGCCGAAGCCCAAGCGCGCACTGCTAATTTTCAATCGTCAGATGGATATCTGGATACCCTTTATCGAGGTGTTGAGGCTGGCGTGACAGGCAAGCAGCTGAATAACCAATATGCTCAGCAAGGCATTGATCTACGAGGCGAGCAGCTTACACCCGAGGCCAAAGCCCTCCGCCAAAAAGAACAAAATTTTAAAGCGTCTGAACTTGAACGACGTGAAGCGATTGGAAAAATGGACTTGCGCATCAAGCAGCGAAACGAAGAGCTATTACAATTAACTCACCTAAACGATAAAGCGCGAGCTCAGCAAGAGCGCCAGAAGCTTACCGATATTGATGCATATGAAACGATCAATCGTCTGCGTCAAGGTGACAAATCAAACGCTATTCGACTGTTTAACGAGTTGGACAGCAACGGCATATACGATGCCACAGACCTATCTTTTGATGATGCAGGGAATCTGTATATCGCGCGTCGAGATAATGAAGATATTATCTATCCTGCCGAAGCAATCAAAGGCATAGAGCAGCGCATTCAAGCGGAGATTGAACGAACTTCGGCTAAAAAAGCGCCTAAGGTTTACAAAGAGAAAGTGTTCAATGAAGCAGGCGTGGAAGTAGGTGAGAAAGCCTACGTTCTGCAGCACGATCCAGCGACAAATAAGCAGTACAAGCAATATATCGAAGAAAAGCCACAGCAGCAGGCTCAAGTTGATGCAAACGAAGAAATTCAAGTAGCGTTAGAAATGGTTCGTGATGGTGAGCTTTCAGCCGAAATGTTTGAGAAGTGGTACGGAATTAAGCCGCCGTCCGATGCCTCACAAGGTGCGAACACCGAATTTGCAGATGACTACATTCCACCGGACACAAACACCACCACGACGGTTGATAAACCAAAAGGGCTAGGGCTTCTACAATCAGGTATCAAGCCTAGACCGTTAGCACGCTAAACAGAATGAAATGATGAAACCCGCCAAGTGCGGGTTTTTTATTGCTCGGAGAAAACAACGTGAGTGAAATTACACGCGAAGAAATACAGCGAAAAGCACTGATTCGTAAGCAAATCCGTGAAAAAGCAAATTCGGAACAAGAGGACGAGCAAGGGTTCTTTGGTGATGCCGTTGACGCGATGCAACACGGTTTCTTATCTGGTGCCGCCGATTTAGCAGATGGTATTGGCTATCTAACTGGTAGCGAAACTGCTAGCGATACAGGTGAATGGCTACGCGGGCATGCTGATAATCAGATCGAACAAATGAGCACACAGGGGCGTGAAGCGTTCGAGGGTTTTGGTGTCGAGTCTGACGATGACAGCATTACAGGATACGGCTTGAAAGACAGCAGCTCACTAAAAGGATTTGGTTTAAATGTGCTAAGTGGTGTTGGCTCATTTGCCCCAACAATGATACCAGGCGGTTTAGCGGCGAAAGGAGTTAGCACAGTTGGTAAGGTGACGGGTGGCGTTGCTAAAGGCACAAAGGCGGCAAGTGTTATCGACAAAAGCGCTGATGTTGTCGGCTTTGGTGGTGTTGGCGCGGCGACTATTGGCGGCTCAACGGGCAATCAAGCTAAGCAGGAGATAATGAACGCCACCCCTGCCGACCTTAAAGATGCACCGCTCTACCAAGATCACTACCGAGCACTACGAAACAGTGGCACAGACCATAAAACTGCTATGTATCAGGCGCGTGAAAACCTCGCAAACGATGTTGCAGAGTTAGCCGCACAAGATGGCGCGAAACTTGGCGCAGTGACACAGGGTGCGCTTGGTCCAGTAATGGGCAAGCTATTCCGAGGTGAAGGGGGGACATGGACAAAATCTATTGCTACAGGTGCCGCAACAGAGGGCTCGCAAGAGTTTGTTGAGTCAGGCGGTCAAACGGCCGTGTCAAACCGTGCCGTGAACCCTGTGTTGCCTCGCGATACTATGGATGGCGTTGTGGAAGATGCCATTAGTGGCGCAATGATTGGCGGTCCTGTGGGCGGTGCGTTTGCCGCTGGCGGTAAAGCCGCTAGCCGAAACAAGCCACAACCCGAAGCAGCTCCGGACCCTAACGATCCACTAAGCCAGCCAGACGCACCAGAAACGCCACAAGACAAGGCCCAAGCTGAACTTGATCAGATAGACGATCTACTCACAAACGAAGCTGAAACGCTCAACGATGAAGAATATGAAGCGTTCCTTGCCCGTCGCGATGAGCTATTACAGATACTTGATGTAGGTGATCAAGACAGCCAGCCATTTGATATGGCAGGGCCAGAGCAGACACAAGCACAGCAGTTTGGCTTATCACCGAATGGTCCAGTTCGTGATGACACTGAATACAGCCGCAATCAATCGGCATTTGAGCGACAGCATGGCACAGCAAGAAATACCAGCATTGATGGTGAATACATCCCTAGCCAACAGCCAGAAACTAATTACTCTTGGGAAAACCGCTTAGGTCGAATTGGTGAAACAGTAGACGGGGAGCTATTACGAGATCCTCAACAGGTTGGGAGAGATGAAAAGCAAGCTCAACAGGTAAGACCACAAGAGCAATTAGCAGGACCTAGAGGGCTAGGGTTAACACCGCCAAGCTATTTGCGGGTGGAACCGGAGCGCACACAGCCTAACAGAGAAGCGGTAAGTTATTCGCAAATCAATAGCGAGGGCGCTTTCCTTGATGCTCCAAGCTTGCGACCAGAGCAACGCCAGCAGCAGGAAGGGCGTCAGAGGCGCACTAAACAACAAACTGAGTTTGGCGTTCCACAACAAAGTGTTATTGCTGAACCTTATCGGCCAACAGAAACCGAGTTGGCCGCACGCGAAACCACACGCCGCTCTTTTGAAGAACCAGTAACCGAAGTGCGTCAAAGTCGTAAAGCGCGTGACGAAGCGTACCAATTGCAGAAGCTACAAGAACGGCAGCTTGTAAAAAGTCGATTAAAGCAGCGTTTGCGAGAAACCGAACGCCGTAAGCAGGAGAACCAAGTAGCGCTTGGTCAATTAGAAGTAGGTAGCGAAGTAAAAGCAGCCAAGGGCAACAAAGCAAAAGCGTATACGCCCAACAACAAGGCTATTGATGTTGAATATCAAATCGTTGAAGCAAGCGATCTAACCACTAGCCATGATGATCACTTCCAAGCGCGCACCGATTATCCTCAAGCCCTGCAGAACCGTGACCGCTCAAGCCCAGCATTGCGTAAACAAGTGGAAGACAATGCCAAGAACTTGATCCCTGAAAAATTGGGCGAAGACTCTGGTGTCGTGAGTGGCGCGCCTATTATCCGTAATGGTGTCGTGGAAAGCGGAAACGGTCGTACCATGTCAATCCGTCGCGCATACAATGACAATGGTGCAGCGAACTACCTCCAGTATTTAGAAGACAATGTCGAGCGATTAGGCATTAACAAAGATGAGCTAAGCCAATTCAATCAGCCCGTGCTTGTACGTCAGCGCCTAAATGATATGACGGCCGACGAGCTCACCAGTTACACCAAAGATGCGAACACTACAGATGCGTTCGCCTTAAACCCGGTAGAGCAAGCTAAGTCAGACTCAAACCGCTTGAGTGATGACGATATGGCATTAATTGACATTCCAGAGTCTGGCGACTTTGCTGCAGCGTCTAACCGTTCCTTTGTGCGGAAGTTCCTGAGCCGATTCCCGAAAGCCGAACAGAACGCCATGCTAAATGGTGACGGCACTATCTCAGATGGCGGTATCAGTCGTGTGCAAAACGCTATCTTTGCCAAGGCATACGGTTCTGATCAGCTAATTGAAGACATTACCAGCACGTCAGCCGACGATATGAAGACGGTCGCTAAGGCATTGATCAATGCAGCACCAGAAGTGGCTAAGTTAAACGCACAGGGCGGTGTCGAGGGCTTCACCGATACGATCGTGGATGCTGTAAATATTGTTAAGCGTAGTCGTCGTGATGATGTGCCAGTAAAAGAGCTAACTGACCAGTTTGATTTGATGTCAGAAAATACAGTCGATCCAACCACGGCAAGCCTTGCCAACTACCTAGACCAGAACGTGCGCTCTATTAAGCGCATGACCGACGCCATCAAAGGGGCCGCTCAACGAGGGCAAGAGGGATTGCGTAACTCTCAGACTGATGGGCTATTTGGCCGCGCTCCTGCGCCTACAGTTGCCAACGTCCTAGATTTTGGTGGTGAATCTAGCGCACCGAGTGGTAAACAAAATAGCGATACTGGTAAACAATCCTCTGATATTAGTGAACAAAACACCAATATCGGTAAAGAAAATGCTGTAACCGCCCCCATTGGTAACACTGAAACGGTAAACAATGCCCAGCCAGAAATAGAGCAATCTGATGAACCTCAGGTAAAACTTCAGAAGTCAGGCAGACCATACAGCTCTGAAAAAGTCGCAAGGATGTCGCAAACCTTCAAGAACACGCCAAACGCTGAAATCGTGCCGTATCAAGGTGGTTTTGGGATTATTGAAGGCAAAAAGCCTAAGCCGCAATCAAGGATAAGCAAAAAACAAGCAGCCAATATCAAAGCATCGGTACAGCAATCACTAGATAAAACCAGTTTGGTAAAGGAACAGGGCGGTAACTCTGCAAGCTATGAAAAGCATATAAGCGACACTATTAAGGCAGTTAAACAGCGCGATACGGTGCTGGCCGATGAGTTGCAAAAGATGGTCGACGAACATCAAGTCGAGCAACCTAAAAAGAGAAACAAACTAGATCAAGCCGCTGATTCGCTATCTTCCAAGAAGCGCGAGAAAGCCGAAAAACTAGCTAATTTAATGAAATCACGCCGCGGCCAACTAAACTCAGGTATTGATCCAGAAGTAATGCTGGCCGTTGCCGAGTTGGGAGCTGTGACTATTGCCGAGGGTACGGTACGCTTTGCACGCTGGGCGCGTGATGTGCTTAACGCGACGCGTGCCGTAGGCATTCAAGATGAAGATGTAAAACCGTTTCTAAAAGAAGCGTATGGCGCCGTAAGCGCTAATCCTGAAAAATATGAAGTCTCGGACGATCTAGCCGATCAGATGGATGCCCCGCGTGATGTGCGCAAATTTGACCTTAATAGACTAGAGGACGAAGCTGATGTATCAACTACCAGCGGAGAAGTGGAACGAGCTGGCACAAGCCAAGATCAAGCACAAGTCGATCAAGACTCTAATGGAAATGAATCAGAACCAACTAGACGAAGCTCTGGACGAGCAGAGCGAACTACTACGAAAGCAGTACGACCCAACCGTAGCGATAGCGTACCAGTACGTGATGGTGCCGTATCTGGAGAGGGAAGCACTGGAAGTCTATTTGAATCAGACGGATCAGCAGCAGCTAAAGCAAGCATTAGCGATCCCCGCGAACTTGGACGAAGCGATAGCGACGATGACGGCGGAGTATCGTTTGACCCAACCACAGCAGCAGCAACTAGCGAAGCTACTGGGCGCGTAGAGCAGGCCGACACACAAACCGCCCCACCAGCAAAACACAAAGCTAAGTGGGGGGATGTAGCGGACATTCAGCAAAGCGTACCGGCTTTGATGCCAGAACAAGCGAATGATGTATCGCTTATTGAAAAACGCCTGTTTGATGAAACCAGTTCTACCAATGGCTACTTAAATACTAACGGTACAGGCACAGGTAAAACGTTTGTAGGCTTAGGTACGATTAAGCGTCTATCCCAACAAGGCATGAGCAACACCTTGGTTGTTTTGCCATCTGATGGCATCGCCCGACAATGGGTGCAAGCCGCGAAAGACTTCTTTGATCTTGATGCATACGTGCTTGGCGACAATGGCGGGGCGAAACTTAAAGATGCAGGCAAAGGGTTAACGATCACAACCTATGCGACATTTGGGCAAAACAATGAGCTAATTAAGCAGCGTAAAACGTTTGATTTAATCGTAGCGGATGAGTCGCAGAAGCTAATGGGGGGCCAGCAAGCAAAGAACACCGCTGCATTAAATATGCTGCGAGCTCACACCAATCACGAACAAGGCAGCTACCACCGAGCGAGATCGGTTTATGCAGACGAGCAAGAAGCTGTTACTAAGAAAGTAGATGCTTATGCCGCCAAGGTGCTTCCGCAGTTTGATGGTGACGAAAATAAAGCGTTATTAGCCGCACAAGAGCGCTATAAAGACGATCAAAGCGTCGTTGATAACAAGGTTAGAAAGCTACGAGATAAGCTTAAGGAGCAAGGCCCATTTGATACCAAGGTGCTTTTCTTATCCGCGACGCCGTTCCCTTACGTGCGCAATACTGATTACGCAGAAGGTTATTTATTCCGATATGAAGACTATGGCGATAAATACGAGGGCGGGTATGAAAATGCTTTCCACGGTCACAACGCCTTTTATATACGCAACTTTGGTTACCGATGGCGATATCACAAACTCAATCAACCAGGTGCGGAAGTAGATTCCGAGCTAATGGAACGCCAGTTCCATGAGAATATGAAAGAGCTAGGCGTATTGGGTGGCCGCACTCTTGAAGTGGAGGCAGATTACAAGCGCGACTTTATCAAAGTGGAAACCGCAGCCGGTGAAAAGCTGGATGATCTTATCGAGAAGTGGCGGGATCATGAAGTGGAAGGGGATAATGGTAAGGAGCGTCCATATTCCAAGCTAGCCGATACGTTCAACAAGTCATTCGACTACATTAGCCGCGTAAAGTTACTTGAGGCGATCAAAGCTGATGAGGCTGTTGCGCGCACCAATGCGCACCTAGAAAAAGGCCGTAAGGTGGTGATTTTCCATTCTTACAACGTAGGCGGTTCTGTCGATCCGCTTAATGGCGTTCGCCAAAAGCACCCTGAATTGTTAAATCAATTCGAGTCCGAATTTCCGCGCATGACTAACATCTCTTTTGGTAACTTACAGCGCCCATTGAGCTTGTTCGAGCAAGCCTTTGGTGATCGTGTTCGCTTTTATAATGGTGATGTATCTGACAAAGCCCGAAATGAAGCAAAAGCGTTATTCAACGAAGATGGTAGCGGTGTTGATGTTATCGTGATTCAGCAGGACGCAGGCGAGGCAGGCATTAGCCTTCACGATATTAGCGGCACAAATCAGCGTGTACTAATCAATATCGGTATTCCTGTTAAACCAACACAGATGATTCAGATAGAGGGACGAATTTACCGTGTTGGTGTCAAGACAGATGCGCAGTTTGAAAATCTAACTACAGGCACCGCTTTTGAGCGTTATATCTTTGCTAGCAAAATTGCTGGTCGAGCAAGTACTGCAGAAAACCTTGGCATGGGCGAGCTGGCGCGCAGCTTGAAAGAAAGTATCAGTGAAGGTTACCTAGATGCCGCGTATAAGGAAGTGGGAGACGAAATCGGCAAAGGTGGCAAAGAAGCCGACCGAGCGCAAGAGATTAGCCCATGGGACAAGGCTAAGAGCTTTTACTACTCAAATCTTAAGAGAACTTCAAATACAAAGAGTGCAGAAGGCGAAGATTACTTTGCTACACCAGAGCCGTTAGGAATGAAAATGGTGGAGTGGTTACAGCCTAAAGGTGGGCATCGTTTATTAGAGCCAAGTGTCGGGCATGGTGCGATTGGTCGATGGTTTCCTGGCAACACAAGAAACAAAGCGACTGAGAAAAGCTATAAGCTGGCGTCGCTTGCTGAAATGGTGTTTTCTGGTGACGTGATCAACGAGCCATTTGAAGACTTAAACGTGATCAACAAGTTTGAGGGTATTGCCATGAACCCGCCGTTTGGTCGCGGTGGCAAGCTGGCATACGATCATATTGAGAAAGCAATCCGCCACTTAACAAATGGTGGCCGTATTGTGGCATTGGTGCCGGATGGACCCGCAGCGAACAAGCGATTAGACAAGCTTTTGATAGATGAACGTTACGAAAACATCTATCAAGCTGGTGAAGTGGCTTTACCTAATGGTGTGTTTGATCGCGCCGGTACTGGCGTCAAAACCAAAGTCATTATCTTGGATCGTTTTGATAATCCAGCTGATGCGCCTAACCCTCAGTATGTCAGCTTTGAAAATGCAAAAGACGTAAATGAATTGTTCGATCGTATCGAGCACACCATATTGCGTGATCGTAATGAGCCAACACTCGAACCGGTAGACCCTTCGCTTTATATGGAATACGAAGGTGCGGCACGACAAGGTCGCAACGGTGATACCTACCGTGTAAAGATGTGGGGTGAACTTCCTAACGACGTTACTCAGGCAATCAACGAAGACGCAAATCAATTTGGCGCTCGCCCTGATCGTGATGGGCGCACCTACTACTTTGATAACGACGAAGCACGAGCCGATTTTGCAGAGTACGCCGCTCGAATCATTGAGGAAGCTAAAGAGTCAGGTGTCGAGATCGACATTGAACCGCCTAAACGTGAGCAATCGGCCCCTTCCTCAGCTAACAATGAATTCTTTGAATATACAGGTGAAGTATATACGACGAAGCGGGGTAAAGAGTTTGTTGTTACGGAAATGAAAGATCGCCAAGAGTATGAAACATACAGCAAGCTAAAGGAGCTCGCGAAAGACTTTAGCGGTTGGCCGCGTGGTCAAAAATTCATGTTTCCGACCGAAGAGGATGCGCTTAAATTCAATGGGGCCGCAAAGCAGTTGCTAGATTCCGCCGACATTAACTTATCAGTTGGTGATAAAAGTGGCGGCATGAGTGCCGACGATGTTCGCGCCGCTGTCGAACCATTGATTAACGACCTACATGAGCGCGGCACCTTTGAGGTGGTTCAATCTATTAGTGACTTACCTTTAAATATCCGAATCCAAGCCAAAGCGAAGCTTAAGCAGTCTAAAGGGGAAAATCCTGTACTACGCGGCATCAATGCCGGTGATAAGAACTATCTGATTGCTGATGGCCTGAGCAATGAAAAGGAAGCCGTTGAAATCTTTCTTCATGAAGTGGTCGGCCATAAAGCAGTATTGGATATGTTAGGTAAAGATGGCGATGCGATCATGGAACGCATTGCCTTGAGCTATGGCCGCAAAGGTCTGGCGGATTTGATCAAGACCTACGGCGTTGAGCCTAACACCAAAGAAGGGCGAATTCTCCTTGGTAAAGAAAAAGTGGCGCACATGGCGGAAAAGGGTGAAAAGCCAGCACTGCTTAAGCGCTTGGTTGCAGCCGTCAGATCATGGCTTCGCAAATACTTCCCGTCTATCAAATGGAGCGACAACGATGTTCTGAGTTTAATCAGTAATGCCCGCCAGAGAGTCGAGAATCAATACATGACCAAAGTGGACTTGGATGCGCAAAGTGCTGATTCTAGGGCATACATCAATGCCAGCATTAAAACGGATATTCCCGAGGACATTAAAAAAGTCACTGAGAAAACTCAAGCCAAGCCTAAAGGCCAACTCACCCTAATGGAGCGAGCAAAGGAGTACATAAAAGGTCTGAAAGACATTGATGGCACGGCGCTAAAACAAGGTTTGATTGATTCCTATGCATCCATTGAGAGCTTAGAGAAGAACGTCAACATGGGTAAGCTACTGGATGGTGCTGAATCGGCCTATAAAGCGGCTCTGCGCACAGCTAACCTTGATTCGGTTGTTGAGGTTGCGATGCGTAAAGGCGCTTTAGAGTACAAAGATGGCGCGTTTCAGGTGAAAAAGGATACCAAAGGGCTACTAGAAATTTTTCAGAGCATTGCGGATGCCGACCAGCTCCAGCTTTGGGAAACCTACGCAGGCGCAAAACGTGCTAAGCGCATCATGGACGAGGATCGCAAAGCAAACATAGTCGGTCAAAAAGAAATGATGGCGCAGCGTGCTCGGATCAAACAACTTAGAGGTGTGGCGCCAGCCGAATACCCTGGTGGTTTAGCGCAATGGCAAAAAGATATGCGTACAGCTAAAAAAGCGGCCGATTCTGCGAAGAAAAAAGCATTCCAAAAGCGTGAACGCTTATACACCGCCAAGGATATCAAGAAAGTGATGGACTTTGTAAACGGCAAGCCCGAAATGAAAGCCGAGTTTGAGAAGGCGCAAAGCGAGTGGCGCAAGTTCAACAAAGCCATTCTCGATATGGCCGAACAAGCAGGTCTGATCAATTCGGAGGCGCGAGCAATTTGGGAGCATGATGACTATGTGCCGTTCCATCGTGTAGCGGAAATGGAAGACGATAGTGGTAAGCATCCATTTGCACGTAAGCGAGGTCTAAGTGGTCAGAAGTCGGGCATTGAGCAACTTAAGGGTGGTGTTGAAAAGCTGAACATCATTGAATCAATGGTGCGAAGTACAACCCACATGATTGATGCGTCATTCAAAAACGTCGCGATGCAGCGTATTACCGATATTGCCGATGGTGTAGCAATGGAGAAGTTGCCCACGTCTAAAATGGAGGTAGAGGAGCGTGACAACATGTTGCGCGAGCTGGGATACGACCCTGACGCTATGGATGCAGAGTTATTAAACGCATGGTCGAACCAGCTTGAGCGGTACAACAACGTCGGAAAAGGCACGGTATCGGTTTCCCGTAATGGGAAGCTCCAGAAGTACCATGTCACCGATTCGGGATTGTTTACCGCTATCACTCAGCTTGGCCCAATGCGTGTTGATGGACTTATGAAAATATTCCAAATCCCCAAGCGTATTCTAACCACGATGGTCACCGCCGATCCGGGCTTTATGGCCGCTAACTTTATGCGAGACACATTATCTACGTGGGTAACGGTCGATGCTAAAACTACGCCTCTGTATGACGCGATAAAAGGAGCGTCTAAAGGGATCAAGCGAGATGAGTCGCTATGGGCGATGATGGCAGCGGGTGCAGGCGGTGGCGGGTATTACGACACTAGCCCTGATAGTGTACGTCAGCATTTATCTACCCTGAAAAAGGGTGGTGCGCTGCATTCACCAAAACGAGCGTGGGATGCATGGATGCGGATAGGTCAAGCAACTGAAAACGCCAACCGTATTGCCGTGTACGATGCAGTCATCAAAGACGGTGGTTCTGTAGCCGAAGCAGCTCACGAAGCGCAAGACGTTATCAACTTCTCAAAGCGTGGAGCACATCCATGGGCTCAAGCGCTTATCTCGATGGTTCCCTTCTTAAACGCCCGTATTCAGGGATTAGAGCGGCTATATCGTGGCGGAAAGACAAACCCTAAAGCTTTCTTTATGAAAGGTTCGATCCTGATGGGGGCATCCTTAGCGCTTCTTGCCGCGAACTGGGACAACGAAGATTACTGGGAGTTAGAGGAATGGGATCGCGACGCAAACTGGCATGTGTGGGTAGACGGTGAGCACATCAAGATACCTAAACCATTTGAAGTCGGGGCATTCTTTGGGACAGTGCCAGAGCGTGCGTTTGAGCAACTAAGAGACGATGCCGACGGCAAGTTACTCGCTGAACGTATGGGGGCTATGATGCTTGGCACCTTTGCTATGAACCCTACGCCTCAGCTATTTAAGCCTGCAATGGAGGTGGCGAAGAACGAGAATGGCTTTACTGGCAACCCTATATTGTCGTTTGGGGATCAGTATCGTAAACCCGAAGGCCAATATAGCCCATGGACAAGTGAAACAATGAAGCAGTTAGCCAATGCTATGCCAGACAATGCGCCTGAATGGATGCGCTCACCAAAAAGACTCGAGTATTTGATGCGCGGTTACTTCGGCACATTGGGCGGCTACCTTCTAGGCTTGACAGATATGGCTACGAGTCAAATAGTGGACAAGCCCGACTCGCCAGATTGGACGTTTGGAAAAGCGCCTGTTATCAAGCGATTCTACAGCGATGAAGTGGGCAGCAATAAGCACGTCGGTCGATTCTACGATATGCTTGATGAGACAAGCATGCTTTATTCGGAAGTCAAAGCGCTGGCTAAAGAGGGCAAAACGGAGCAGGCCAATAAGCTGATGAACTCAAACCTGAAAAAGCTACAATTGCGATCATATCTAAATAAAGTGTCCAAGCGTTTAAGTGACATTAGCAGTCAGATAAAGAAGGTCTACCAAAGCCCCACTATGACCGCTAAAGAGAAACGTAAGCGCATTGATGAGTTAACAAAAATGCGCAACGAGCTAGCACAGGATACATCATTGAGATACTACGGCCTGTTTTAGTAAACAAACAGCTCATGATAGGCATGGATGCCAATCAGGATAACCATCGCTACTAAGCTCAGCCCTCCTATAAACGCCTCTATTGTCCTATACAT